TGTAAAGTATGATGATGAGGGTGATGAAGTACAACAATCCAAAGAAGTTTGTGAGGATGTGTTAGTCAACCTGCAAGACTACGATTTCATCTATCAGTCAATTGTTGATGCTATTGATACAGAACTCGGTGAGGTTAAGTAACACTAACCGGTCGGCTGCCTGTGGACGATCTGCCTAGTGTCACACATGACCTATCATCGCCTCTCACAGCCCCTATAATAAGGACATCAAGCGAACCACACCATGACACGATCAAAAGCAATCTCATCACTGATCTCCATGTTCTGTGAGAAGAACGATCAGACTGAAGCACCCCTCTGGTTGGTAGAGTTGTATCACCGCTCCTCTGATCACGATCTGTGCCTCATGTTGATCAACTGGTCTAAGTCCTATCCTCAGGGATGGAATCGTTTCGGATACTATCCCATGGGTGTGTGACAGGGGACGAACCGTCACACAGCAACCCTAGATCCCTAGGGTGACCGACTAGAATTTAAAAGAACAAACGAACCGAACCATGCGCTTCACAATCAACTCCGATCAGTCAAGTTCAGTTGACAGTCTCAAAGTCAATCCTATCACGGGCACCGCTCGTGTCACCTGGAAGTCTCGCGAGAATTATGAGAGCTGTGAGTATCGCTGCACCAAGGTATCACGCCGTAAGATCCTCGCCCTGATGCTGGATTCTGATCGTTCCCTTGGACGTTGGGTCAACACTCATGCACAGTGGAAAGACTACGCCATCAAGGGCACCAATCCTCTCAACCGTATTCACTCCGTTCGTTTTAACTGATCATGCAACGCACTGGAATCTTTATGCACAGCGAGAACCCCTCCCCTCTGATGACAAAGGTCATGGAGAACATCCAACGCCAGCACATGGCAGAGACAGAGAGACGCCAACGCATCAGAGCAGGACTTGAGCCAGGTGGACAGTGGACGACCTGGCACATCAGCGACCGCCACTAGGCACAGACCGACTAGACTTTAAAAGAACAAACGCACAGGACATCATGAACGGTTGGACAAACTACGAAACCTGGAACGCTTCCCTCTGGATCGGTAACGATGAGACGATCTACCGTCACGCTAAGGAGAATAAGAACCTCGGCTATCGCAAGTGGGCAAAGCGATTCATTGATGAGTTTGGCGAGTACATCACAGGCGACGGCGTGGCATGGTTGCATGACGACATAGACACCGACGAGATGGACGCCATGCTTGCAGAACTCTAAGGGCACACGCCCACACCCTGACCCCTTCGCTATCTTTCTATGTACAGCATGAGCACCGAGATTCAGACACGACGCATCGTCTGGACACTGAACAACGGCACAGCAGAGGGAGGACATCCGATCGGTTCGCCTTCCTTCGCTATCGCTGGACAGATGGCAGAGATCTGGCATGATGAGGCGATTGCCGCCATCCCCACCTTTGAGGACTGAAACATGAAGCACAGAAAATCCCTCACCATTCTCATGAAATCTTATGGGTTCGCCCTAGAGCGTGAGAGCAAGCACCTAGTCTGGAGGAATGCCGAGCGGGTGATGATCACCACCAGCAGCACACCGTCAGACATCAACGCCATCCGACAGGTAGAGCGACAGATCAAGCGCAAACTTGCTGCAGTCTAGCACAGTATGACACCCCCTAAGGGGGGTTAAATGAAAAACGCCTTACTACCCTAACCTACAAAGGTTCCCAAACGACCGAAAGAATCTCTGTTTATATAAAAAAATTTTCCGAAAAAATTCTAAGAGTGGTAAGTGTCTCTAATCCAATCACAGATATAAGGTGATTTGTCGGCAGCATCATTCCACTTATCTTTGAGTGCTTGCTGCCTAGGTCCGATATGTTCTAAGAAAGCTTTCCAATACTTCGGACCTTTGAGAATATTATAATATACTAGACGATCCCAACTCACCTGTTTAAGAGCAGTAGTTTCGCACCCCACCATAATAGCAGAAGTACCAGAGGTATCTTTCAGATTACCTTTATAGTATGCGAGTTTGAGTGTCTCCTTTGTGAAATAGTCTTCGCCATAATTGACAGGCATGGTATTTGCCCCTACGGGCGTTTGCGACCCATTATAGTCACGGTTACGAATATCTTTCCAGTATTGAGTATCATCTCTACGAGAGTATGCATAATGACATGATACAAATTTACAGAGACCATCAAAGTCACCTCGGACCATTTGGTTATAATGATTAATATCAAGTCTATTATATCCATGGTCAGGTTGAAGGACCTCAGCAAGTTTCATAATAAACTCATGAGTAGTGAACAATCCAGTTGACTCTAAGGGTTCAATGAATCCTGCAGCGAGTCCAATTGCCACACAGTTTTGTTTCCAGGGTTCATGGTGGATACCGATTCTCATGCTGATATCTTTATATTCAAAGTCTTCTACCGAGCGGAGCTCTGAGGGGTATGCCATCTTGTCAGAGCGTAAGTACGTTTTAAACTCATCTAGCGCAGCCTCTGGCGTAGTGTACTTATCGGAATAGACATATCCTGTACCGATACGAGAGTAACAGGGGATATTCCAACACCAACCATTACCAAGAGCAGTTGCATTAGTCCATGGTTGCATTTCAATACGTTTATCAGTATATGGAATCTTAGTTGCCCATGCACGATTGTTAGGAATCAGATGACCGTAATCAATAAACTCATTATCAAGTTCATTCATCAGGATAGATTTCCATCCGGTACAATCAATATACAGATCACCTTCAACAATCGTACCATCATCTAGGACAACATTTTCAATTCCATCTTCATTGACATTGACTTTAACGACGGTAGCAGGGATATGAGTGACCCCTCTAGGTATTGCAACATTATCTCGTAAAAAGTTAGCAAATTTAATTGCATCAAAGTGGAATGCACTATTACGCTCCCATTTAAAATTCTTAAAAATATTGTCATTGCCTGGATGGTATCTGTTCTTATGGACAAGTGCCATTTGTGACCAGAAACTATCTGCATAATCTTGTACAGGAGTCTCGGGATATAGTATTTTTTTATATTGCCATACATCCAATCCATGTTCACCATACAAACTTTCTGGTTTATGTGCATGACCAAATGGATAGTGGAACGTTCCAGAATCTTTTTTATAGAAATCAGTAAATCCAAGACTTAACTTAACTGATGCATCAGCATGTTTGTATAAATCGGACTTTGGAATACCCATGGCATGAAGCCAGTATGTAAAATGTTCTAGTGTACTTTCTCCAACTCCGACTCTTGGAACATTTTTACTTTCAATACAAGTAATGTTTTTATTTGGGAAATATTTGTTCAACGTAACCGCAGAGAACCATCCAGCAGTTCCACCACCAACTATAACAATCCGATCTGTGGAATTCATATTAATTTTGATAACCCTTATATTATACTATATATTTTCTAAAAATGCTATATAAATCAGTTATACAAATGTTATGGATAATATACATCTAGACTTGTCGGAGCATGAGATGGATGTCATGTTGAATGCTTTAGAAATTGCCATTGAAAATGCGGATGAGTATGAAAGTGGCGAATATGAAGAAGTACTATTCGGTGTTCAGCGAAAGCTTGACGAAGAGTATGAACTTGATGTAGACTGATACTTTCTATTCTATCACATGGCATATCTAATTTACTCTAAAACTCAGTGTCCATATTGTCGTAACATCAAAAAGGTGTTAGAAGGACTTGGAGAAGATTATATGGAGTTGACACTCAATACAGATTTTTCTGAAGAGCAGTTCACTCAAAAGTTTGGACATGGTGCAACGTTCCCCCGTGTACTCAAAGATGGTCAACTTATTGGAGGATGTAATGAAGCAGTGGTTCATCTTCGTAATCAAGGGCTCATCTAATGAGAGTTGGTATTAAGGTCAAAGATGATGATGAAATCATCTTTGATTCATATGATGAAGCTATGGATTTTGTGGAAGACTTAATGCCACGGGTTCTAGAACTACATATAAGTACAGACGACATTAGCATAAATTACTATGGCAACTAAGAAATGGTATTTAAGGGAACGAAACTCTTCTCGCTATATTAATAGTGAGTGGATTTATCATCTTGTAAATCATGATTGGGTTGATGACTTAGATAAGGCAAAATCTTGGAAGACTAAGAAAGAAGCAACATCTTATTGTGAACTGCTAGGTAGAGGAGAAGTACATGGCGAATGAAGAGTATTTTGACTTTGAGGAAGTACTTGCCCGAATAAATAATCTGGAAGTTGTTGTCGCTAAATTAGTTAGTCCAGAGTTTTTTTATAAGAGACCTGGAGCAGAAGAACACGAGAAACTAATAGAGACTTTAGATTATCTACACAATAAAGTATCAGAACTAGAGAAGAAATGTCATACACCATAGTTTATAGCGATTATAATGGTCTTCCTGGATCTACATCTACTTACGACTATGAAAGTGGTGCAGAGAAACCAATTCTCCCTGCAGTAAACTTATACAATAGTTTTTCCTTTACTGTTAAGAGTAGCAATATTAATGCTGGAGTTCCACCTACCACACAAGAAGGTGCGGGAAGAACTGACGTAACCTATAGTAATTCCACAAACTATAACACTAGAGGTTATAGGTATGGTAGTAGCACTAGGAAACCTAGTGGGGCATATGGTGGAGTTCATGTAGCAAGAATTCCCACTGCTATGCGCTGGGTAGATACTTTAGGTCCTAACGGCGATGGGATTGCCCAAAATGAAAAAGGCGATTGGTTTAGTCGTGATGTTCTGTCTAAAGCAGATGGGAACGGTGGCGGTGTCAATTTTACAACGAATGTCGCTCCGAGTGGCAACACATCCTTTACATTAGTCACAGATACTGATGATGAGCAGGGTTCTGCATCATTTACTGTCCCTGATTGGAATACTCTTACAATCAAGGGTTCTTACAATGCTTCCGTATTTTGCTACAACGAATTTGGTTATACGAATGATTATGTAGGTGGTACTTATGAGGCGAATAGTCTTTGGGAACTTCCTGATAAGTTTGATAACCTTTATAAGTTTATTCCTGATCAGCGAGAGTCAACTACTCTTAAATTTACGATTGAAGTTGATTGGCAAGTATATTCAGGTTTTGGTATCTATAATGTAAATGACATTGGAACTGCAAATCTGACTAAAATTGCTAATCGTATGGGATATAATAATCTATCTGGGCAAACCGGAACTGATACTCATGTTATTACTCACGTTATCAATAACAGTAATAATGATTGGGAAAAAATTCTAAACGACCTGTTAAATAATAGACAAAGATCACAGGCAGAGCAGCATGAACGTTATGGTCAGACGTTCCCTCAGACTGACATTCTGTTCACTCAACCAAAACCAGTTACAGACTCATGAGTTTAAGATCAGCAGGTAGAATTTCAGATCCTTATTTGAAGAGGTGTACTGTACCTATTCAAGGAACTGGTGCGCCTAATGTTTTTATTGAGCAATTAGCTGCTTCTAGAATTGGTGATGTGACTATTCCTTATCAGGAAATAGTTCCATGCCCTAAGTGTTGTAAAACTCATGTAGCGCCTGTTATTACAGGATCTCCAAAAGTTTTTATTAATCAACTTGCTGCAGAAAAAATTGGTGATCTTGCACTTGGTATTACAGGTTCGTTCCCACTAGTTAAAGGTGCGATAACGGTATACATGATATGAAGATTAAACCCTTCTCTAATCTAGTAAAATTTATCCCTAAGGACCGTAGAGGGAGATTTGAGAAAGGTCAGGTATATCCTGCTGACTATTTTGAAGTAAGTGCTACAGATATTGCCGCAGCAGATGCCGGTGCATCAGCAAATCTTATTAATCCAGACGGAGGTGGATCTGGTAACTCTGGTGGTGGTCCGGGAGTAAGTATTGAAACTCTTGTTCCATCCATTATTGATATTGATCCTAATACTGACAAAACAATAACAGCAACTGAACCTACAACTACTGCTATTGTTTTAGAAGTAAGTGCTGGCGCAAATAGAATTGATCCCGCAAATACAACATTTCAGTGGCAGCAGTCTATTAATGATGGTGTATCGTGGTCTAATATTTTTGGTGAAATTTATACAACCTTGCAATTGACAGCAGGACTCACTAGTAGTCAGAGTGGATACCAGTATCGTTGTAAAATACAAAATGCTTCAGCAGTAAATTCTCCTGCATTTTCAGGGGTCTTTATTCTTGCCATCAACAGAAGTATTGTAATTACAGCACAACCAATATGGACTCCTACTGCACAGGGTATTACTTTTACATTAAATTCAACAGCCACTATTAGTAGTTCTACATTAAATTATCAATGGCAGAAAAAAGAATCTGGTAGTAATGTTTGGAATAATATTTCTGGTGCGGATGGTACAAATATTTCAAGTGGTACACAAGTATCATATACTACACCAATCTTAGATATTGATGATGATACTGATGATCAGTATAGAGTTGTCTTTACTAATGCTGATGCCGCAGATGTATACAGTAATATTGTCACAGCGGTTGTTTTAGGATTTGATTTTAGAATTCAACCTCAAATTGATGGTATAGAATTTTGGGATTTTGAGGAACATGGGACATTAATCTTTAATCCTAGTAATTCAACTGCATACACTGTAACTTCACTTTCTAGTGCTAGAAGTAAATTTGCTACCAAAATATGGGGACAAGGAACTTGTGCTGGAAAAGGTGGTCACACAGATGCACAAGTTCCTTTAAGTACAGGTCAGCAATTAAAACTTCTTATGAACTCTGGTGGTGGTGCGGCAGGATCATCAGACTCTGGACGCTACGCAGAGGCAGGAGGAGGGTACGCAGGTATCTTTGATACTTCGGTATCATATGCCAATGCTCTTGCCATTGCAGGCGGTGCTGGTGGATCTAGTCTTAACATGGCATCTAGTTGTGGTGGCAGTCAATCTTCTATAAGTTATCCATATACAGTAACTTCATCATACTCATGCACTACCACCCAGATTGTTAGTGACGTTCGTAATAAGAGTGGTACTGTTTATCATTCTTATAATAATGCCGCTCAATCAAATAACGCTTTGTATTGGAGTGGAAACACTGCTACTGCTTTTACTACAGGACATTGGCCACCTAGAGGGTATTATGTATATTTCAATCCCGCAGATTATTTTCTAGATGCTAATTATACTTTAAGTATTTATGCTGGGGCATGGACTGCTGGTGGCGGAGCTGCGCCAGGTTTTTATATTGGTGCGCTTCAAAAATTCTTTTATGGATTCTTAGTATACTTCTATAGAAATGATAATGGTTATGGTAGTTATGTTGCCAACTGGGGTTGGAACGCCTATGCTAACTATAGTACAACTATAACAGTACCAACAACTTGTTATACAAGTAACACATATTATTACACCCACACAGGAGGATTAAAAGTTTCTGGAGGGTCTGGAGGTGGTCTAACAGGAACTGATGGTGGTGATAGTTCACAATCAGCAATTTCTGCTACTGGAGGCGATGGTGCCTCTCAGTCTGCGGGTGGTGCTGGCGGAACAACATCATCAGGTGGTTCAACTAATGGCACTACTGGTTCTACTTTACAAGGTGGTGTAGGTGGTGCTAACAGCGGATCTTATGCTGCTCCAGGTGGCGGTGGCGGTGGTGGCGGTTACTATGGTGGTGGTGGCGGTGCTGGTGGTTATGATGGATATAATGGAAGCAGTGACCCCGGAAAAGGAACACAATCAGGTGGAGGTGGTGCTGGTGGATCAGGTTATGTGCATTCTACTGCTACAGGAAGTACAACTGCATTTGCAGGACAAAGTGATCCTAATAGAGGAACTGCCGGAGATCATGAACAGGATTCAAGGATTGTTATAGAAGCAACTTATATTAATATACAAACTCAACCACAAGGTTCTGTCATTTCTTCTGGATCTACTGCAACTTTTACTGTCGCTGCAGAAGTAATTGGTCAATCATCTCCTACTATTAATTATCAGTGGGAGGTATCATCTGGTGGAGTTTATACAAATATTAGCGGTGCTACTTCTAATAGTTACACAACACCAACATTAACTACATCAGATAGTGGAAACAAATATAGATGTATTATCACAAATAATTTTTCAAGAACAAAGATTACATCTGATGCTGTAGTTCTAGTTGTTGGTCCTGGAAATTCAACACTTGTTATTGATTCACTTGGATCTACTACTGTTGACTTGACAGATGCTACTGACTTTACATTCAAAATTTGGGGTGCTGGTGGCGGCGGAACAGGAGAATGTCCTTCAGGAAGTTTTAGTGGTGGATCTGGTGGATATGCTTCTGGAACAATCTCTAATATAGGTTCTGGTGATTCACTTACAGTATTTGTAGGTTCTACTGGTCTTGGAGATTCTGCTGCTGGTATGAGTGGTTATGGAGCGGGTCGCGGTGGTCAGAGATCAGAACTTGCATATACTAGATCAGGTAATACTGCTAATTGGTATGTTGGCGGCGGTGGTGGAGCTGGTCAAAATGGTCAGGGTGGTGGCGGTGGTGCCCCAAATGGATCTGTAGGAAGTGGTACTGGTCCTAACGCTGGCGGCGCTGCTTCATCTAGTGGTGGTGGTTCAGGCGGCGGTGGTGGCGCTGGATCTGGTACTACTGGAAGATCTGGCGGTGGCGCTTCGGGAGGAGCTCCATATAATCAAGGAAACCGTGGAGGTGGAGGTGGTTCAGGTTTCTATGGAGGCGGTGGTGGCGGTGGTCAGAATACTGGCAACAATTGCACTGGTGGTGGTGCAGGCGGTGGATCAGGTTATGTCTCCGTCCCCTCTTCAATCACTGGCGATCTTTCGGGTACTACTTATACTTCTGGAAGTCAAGGTTCTTCCAGTGGTGCTGCAGCACCATATAATAATGATCCTGATTATGTAGCAGGACGTGGCGCTAATAGTGGTCATGGTCTTGCTATCATTGAAGTTTCTGTGCCCCAAGGACTTCTGATGACTGGAATTACCACAAATACTGCTACTGATATTTCAGATCTTTCCAGTACAACTACTTTAACTGAACCTGTTTTCTTAACTGCTCAATCTCAAGATTTTGATATCACAGTAAGACTTCGTGGCAACACTCCTCCGGGGAATGGGGGAACTGGTGGTTATGTCCAAGGAACGGTGCGTCTTCCTATGGGCGATGTTTTCAGACTTCAATATGATTCTAGATATGCAGCATTATTTTATGGCACTGGAACTAATGGTGGTAATTGTATAATGCTTGCAGCTGAGGGTGGATATGAAGGAAATCCTAGAAGTGAAGGAGGGGCCGGGGGCGCACCCAGACCACCCGAACCTCAGGGTGGTAATGCTGGATATACTTCTGGAGCAAGTGGTGCCTCTTTGAATGGTTCAGGTGGAGGTGGTGGTGGAACCACTAGTGGATATAGAAATGGTACAGGTGGAGGTGGTGGTGCTAAAGGTGGAGATCTATCTGCTGGTTCTGGAACTACTGGTAATTTCTTCTCTGCTGGTTATGGTGGAGGTGGTATTGATGGTAGTGGTGGTCAAGGCGGTATGGGATATTATGGTGGCGGTGGCGGTGGAGGCGGTTGGGATACTGGTATTAGTTATGGTGCTTACTTTGGTGGAGGTGGAGGCGGCGGATCGTCTTATATTGGAGGTCTTCCAAGTCCCTCTGTTGATCCGAATAGTCCTACAGAAATAACTGTAAGTAATACTTCTCATGGAACTGAATCGGGTTCACCACAGATCCAAATCATCAGTATTGCTCCAGCATAATTAGTGTGCTATACTAAAAAAGTAAACTTAAGGAATCTATGTCCCGCACCAAATCTCTTAACGGTAACGAAAATATTGAACCACAACCTAAAAAATCTCGTCAGGGGTATGGCAAGCATACTAAATATAGTGCAAGCTCTCGTAATGGGGCTAAAAAACGCTACCGAGGACAAGGAAAATGAGCGAAGAAACACCAGCACCAAAGTCTTATGGTTATGTCGTAGGACGTAGACCATCAGAACAAGAACATCCAGACAAAGAAAAAGAATAATGAGTGATATTGAGGAGCATATTAAGGACTGGATTGCTAGAATTTCTGAAGTTCGCCCTGAATTAGGAAATTTTAGTGTGTGTCCTTTCTCTTCAACTGCAACTTATAAGATTATACACACACCTATTGACGACATCATTCCTACAGAAGGGTCTGATGTCGTTATTTTTGTTGTTGAAGACTATTTGGATACACTTGCTATTCAAATGTGGTGTGAAATTTACAACAAAATATATCCAGAATATATATTTTTGGAAGATTGTGGTAGTTATCACACCTTTATTAATGGTGTCCAGACAAATAATGGTAAGTATAACCTTATCATGTCTCAAACTAAGGCAATATTGCGGCAACACCGCGAAATTTTAGCAAAATCTGGATATTATGAGCATTGGAATGATGCTATGATGCAAGAAATTCTTGGAACTGATTACGAAATCGTAAAAACTACAAAAAAATCAATGGGAAACTCACCAACCGATAAAAGCAAAGACTTTATTAAGTCTGGAATGACATTAATTACTCAAATTGAGTCGGAAAGACTTTTGAAAAAGAGTAACCAAAAGAAAACTTCTAAAAATCGTGATAAATAACTGAAATACCTGCTACGAAATGGCGCTTTTACCGTCAAGATCTTATAAAGACTTAAGTTTTACCTTCAAAATTAACCCGTTGAAGAAAGATCTTGCTATCCTTAAGGATGAGAATGCTATTAAGAGAGCACTTCTCAACTTATTCTCATACAGAAAAGGTGAAAAGTTTTTTAATCCGACATTTGGTAGCGGAATTCCTGATTTATTGTTTGAACCCTTTGATTTTGTTACAGGGGGATCAATTAAAAGCGAAATTGAAAGTTTAATTACTTTATATGAACCTAGAATAACCTTATTAGAAGTTGTTATTGATTTGGATGAGTCCAATTATGAGTATGGGGTTCAGATTGTATATTTGATACCTGATAGTGGTCAGGTTAATAATGTTACATTATCATTACCATCTTCATCTAGAATATAAATGGCATTCGCACAAGTAAGTTCTTTAGACTACGCTGATATCAAAGCGACTCTAATTGATTATTTAAAACGTAATAGTGATTTCACAGACTACGACTTTGAAGGATCAAGCCTAGCAGCGGTGGTTGATCTTTTGGCGTATAACACTTATTATACTGCTTTCAATACAACGATGGCAGTTAATGAGAGTTTTCTGTCGTCTGCCTCATTACGAGATAATATTGTTAAAGTTGCGAAGCAATTAGGATATACTCCAAAATCTACAACTTCATCACAAGCATTTGTTCAACTTAAAGTTGATTTTACCGCTTTGGCAGCAGTTGACCAAAGATTGGTTCCGTCATTTTTGACTTTAAAGAAAGGAAATTGCTTTATTTCATCAAATCCAGAATCTAGACAAGAAACGTTTCAGTTTGCTACTTTAGAGGATGTAGTTTCTCCTGTAACTAACAATATTTGCCTTATTTCAAATGTTGTGAATGACCAATTAAGAGCTACTGAAGGAATTTATCTGAATACCACATATTTGGTTGATAATACTACTCCAAATCAAAAATTTATTATCCCTACAATAAATGTAGATACTTCAAGTATCAGAGTATCTGTAAGGGAGTCTGCTAATTCTACGAATAAAGAAAATTATACATTAGCAGAAAATATTTTAGATATTGGATCTACCCACAAAGTATTTTTTGTTCAGGAAACTGATGATTCTCAATACGAGTTATTATTTGGTGATGGAGTTTTAGGAAAGAAGTTATCAGATAATAATATCATTGAAGTTTCATATTTGCTTTCTTCTGGAGAGTCTGCAAATAAATTAAAGAACTTTGTTTTTTCTGGTGAAATTTATGATGAATCTCTCAATAGAATTCTGACCGGAATTACTACTACTGTAATAAATGGAAGTGAAGGAGGAGACGATATTGAAAGTGAGACGGTAATTAAGAGAAATGCTCCTAAATTTTATTCTTCTCAAAATAGAGCAGTCACTTTAGATGATTATAAAGTAATCACACAGAGACTTTACTCAGCAATTGCTGATATTATTGTATATGGTGGTGAAACTGAAGAACCGCCCGAATATGGCAGAGTTAAAATTGCAATTAAACCTAAGTTTAGTGATAGCTTAAGTAATTCCACAAAAAGAGATATTTTAACTAAATTAAAGAAATTTACCGTTGCTTCTGTAACCCCTGTTATTATAGATCCATCTATCGTTGATGTATTAGTAAATAGTAAAATTTACTATAGAAGTACTGATACCAACCTAACACATGAGCAGTTAAGAAATGTTGTTATTGAAAATCTTACTCAATATCGTGATACTAATAGCATTAATAAATTTGGCGGTAGAATTAGAAAAAGTAAGGTTGCTACAGTTATTGATGCTGCCGAACGTTCTATCAGTGGTAACGTAACTGCAATTTCTTTGAGAAAGAAAATTAAACCTGCATTGAGTACAAACGCTCACTACTTACTTTGTTATAAAAATCCGTTCAGAAAATTTTGCGACAATAAAACTAACATTTCAAGTACTGTATTCAGAACGGTCAATTTTCCAAATACTGATTCGTATATGGAGAATATTGAGGACGGTACAATTAGAATATATACTATTGACACAAGTACCGCAACTAAGAAAATTTTAATTGAAAATGTAGGAAAAGTTGACTTTGTAAAAGGTGATATAACTATTAATCAAATTAATTTTGTTAGTGGATCAAATGCCGATAATGAAATTTTTATCCAAGCGGTCCCTGATAATGATGATATCCTCGCAGTGAGAGAGGTATATTTAAACCTTTCGGTAGAAGATAGTCTGTTCCAGATATTCCAGGAAAACGTCTAACATGGATCTTAATAAGCTTAAAATTTCGGATTTGGTTGCAGAACAACTACCAGATTTTGTCGTCAATGAATTTCCAACGTTTGTAAAGTTTTTTGAGGAATATTATAGATCACTAGAAATTGTTGGTGGTATAAGTGATATTACCGAGAATTTTTTAGAATATAAAAATTTAGAAGAACTTAGAAAATTTGACTTAGTAAAAACATACGAATTGCAGCAAGATATTTCTACTTCTGCAACATCTATTGTTTTAGATAAGTTAGATGGTCTTCCATCTGAAAATGGCATCATCATGATTGATGATGAAATTATTTTCTATAGAAGTGTAAATTTAACATCAAAAACTCTCCTAGAATGTGAGAGGGGATTTTCTGGTATTGTTGAATATTCTTCTTCAAAGACTGTACCAACTTCTACAGTTGCAGATAGTCATTTAGCAAGTTCAAAAGTTAATAATCTATCAAATCTTATTAAATTTCTTATTTTAAGAAATTATGAAAATCAGTATCTTGATGGGTTTCCTCATGAAAATATTTCTGATCAAATTAGTAGAGATACTTTAATTAGAAATGTTAAAGATTTTTATAGTTATAAAGGAACAGATCTTTCTATTGAATTTTTATTCCGAGCATTGTTTGATGAAGAAGTAACTGTAAGATATCCTAAAGATTATGTAATCAAATCTTCTTTCTCAGATTGGACTGTTGATGATGTCATTAAAGTAGAAGAAATTGATGGAGATCCTTATGATCTTGTCGGAAATGAATTAAATCAAACCGATGCTAGTGGACAGGATGTTAAAGTTGCTGTTATTGATCAAATCCTTGTAAATAATATTCAAAATTATCCATCTGGGGATAAAAATGTATATGAGATTAGATTAAACGTAACTAATAACCAATACTTCACTATTCCTAGTAATACTATTGTTCGTGGAGTATTGAGTAATACCAGTTCTGTAGTTACTGTTGATAGTACAATTGGATTTCCAGAATTAAATGGAATTATTAAAATTGATGACGAGTTTATTACATATCGCTTTAAAACCTTTAATCAATTTATTGATTGTGGTAGAGGTACTTATAATACTGTCGCAGTTAGTCATGCAGATTTACAACCCGTAATTACTACTGAAACTCTTTTTGGTTATAAAGATGGTGACCGAATAGATTCAAATAAAATTAGACTTAGATTATTAGGATCTCTTTCCACGACTAGTATTGTTGATGGTTCTAATTACTATAATGAAAATGAAATTATCACATTATCACTTGATGGCACAGTTGATGATAGAGAACAATTTAATTCATGGAGAAAAAACGAAATTGGATCATTTGGAAGTAGTTCAGATGTCCAAATTAACAATGCGGTTGGAAAAATTACTTCAGGTGTAACATCTGTATATAAAGATAAAAATTTCGTATATATTGCATCTCCTGGATTACCAACTCATCCAATTGGTAGTTTTAGAGGTGTAGGTTTTGATGTCAAAAATCAGAATCTTTTAAAATCTATTCCATTAGTACCTGAAAAAAATACACAAGAACAGTTTACTAAAGATACACCAGTAGGATTATTTGTAAATGGTGTTGAGGCATTTAGTGCTCAAGATTATGAAGATGTGCCATTTGGAGATATTACAGAGGTTAGTGTATCTTCTACCGGTTTTGGTTTTGAGACGGATGTCCAACCTGTATTCAGAGTTGTTGATGGAACTGGTTCTAATGCTACTTTCCATGCAAATATTATTGACGGTAAGGTAATCTCAGTAGATGTTGTTAATGGTGGATCTGGATATACATCAGATCGTGTTTTTGAAGTTACATATGGATTTGATGCTACTGCTAGTGTCCTAAATGATGGTGACTTAGCTTTTGGGCAAATTAAAAACATTAGTGTAACTAATCCTGGTGTTAACTATGTGGTTGCTCCTAGGGTAGAAATTACTGATATCTCAGGAAAAGGAAATGGTGCTTTTGCCACAGCACAAATTAACAACAATGAAGTTGTGGGAATTACTGTTCTTAATGGTGGTGTAGATTATACTGACAAGAGCACCATTAGAATAAGGATCATTTCAAAAGCATCAGGAGTAAAAGCTATAAGTATCGTCAGAAAATGGTCTTTTGACAGAGTATTTAAAACTACTCATGACAAGGATAATGCAGGTATTTGGGCAGTAGCTCAGTCCATAAAGTCTGACAGTGGTAATGGTTACTTATATGCTAGTAGAAACATAGAATATAATTTACAATATGGATATCCATCAAATCCAAAAATTCTCAGACATACGCTATCTGATAATGTTCAGGGCGTAAATGCTAATTATGATGAAAAAACATCTGGATTTGTTCACTCTCCTATTTTAGGATGGGCATATGATGGTAATCCAATTTATGGACCATATGGTTATTCTCAAGCATTGAATGAAAGTAGTGGCATCTCTAGACAAACTAGTTCATATGCATTAAACACTACTTCTCTTGCGACAAGACCAAGTACATCAGTATATCCTTTGGGGGCATTTGTTCAGGATTATAATTTTGCCCAAGGAAATGGTAGTCTTGACAGAAATAATGGTCGTTTTTGTAAAACACCAGAATATCCTAATGGTAGATATTGCTACTTCATAACTGTAGACAATGATGGTGCTGGAAAGTATCCATATATTCTTGGTACAACTTACCAATCAGTTCCATCACAATACAATTTTAATATTGAATTCAATCAATCAAATCAAAATAATTTACCTGCAGATGCAAGGAGAATTAGAAGTGCAAATACACCAAGTCAAGGATTTGATGCTTCCCTTCTTGTAGGAGAGGTTCAAAGAGGGGAACTCAGTTCGTTTACTGTGAATTCTAGTGGAGATTCCTTCAAAAACTTAGATTTTGTTTTTATTGATAATACTGATACAGAAGGATCTAGATCTTTTGGTAGGGTTGAGAAAATTGAGGGTAAACCAGTATCAACACTTTCATATGGTGTATCTTCAGGGTTTTCTGCTTCTGGATTTACTACAACTAATAATATTCCTGATCTTCCTTGGCCAATTGATATTTCTGGTCCTGAATATGTAGAGCAAGGACTTACATTTGATGTTAACGTTGAAACAACAGAACCTCACTTACTATCAAATGGTGATCAAGTAACATTAAATCTTGATAGACAATCTTTAGTCTCTGAAAAAACATATAAAGTTAGAGTATCAAACTATCAAACAGTTCATTATACACCTCCGGTTGCGAATAGTTTTTTGGTTGCTGACGTTTCATTTAACCAAACTACTGTAAACGTAGATTCGTCAATTGACTATAGAGAAAATGATTTCATTATGATCAATGATGAAATTTTAAAAATTACAGGAATAAATTATTCAAGTCATCAATTTACTGTTGAGAGATCACAATTCAATACACCAATTCGTCTTCATGCCGCTACTAATGTAGTATCATTGCATATTCCAGAAAATGACAAGGATTATAGACTTGATGTTGGTTCTGCAATTTCCACACCAGGAGTTGCTGGTGTAATTTATAGTATTGATAAATTAAATACATCAATTGAAGTTAGAGTATCATCAGGATCTTTATCAGACACCAGTGTTATTCTAGATTCATCTACTCCGGCAGGTAGAGAAATTAGTATTAATAGTGTTGGTCCTGTTACGACATATTGGGAAATTGACCCAACAAATACTGGAAACTATTATGTAAGAGATCTGCAATTTAGAGTATCTAGAGGAACAGAGTATATACTTGATACTAGTGATGGGAGTAACTTTGGGTTTAACCTTTCTCTCTCAGAAGATTCTACAAATATTAACCCCATTAGTAATATTGACTACCTTGGTACGCCAGGAACTGCCGGTGCTAGATTAATTATTAGAAAAGCAGCATTGCTAGATTTTGGTGTGACGAGAATCTATTATTATGAACAAAATAAAAAAATTAGTAATGATAAAAAGTTTTTCACTGTCTTATCAACTCCCGAAGGAGTCCAAAATATTACAGTAGTCAGTGATAATGTGTTTAAATATACTGTTACACGTCAACCAGAACAACTTCAGTATGTCAATGTAATTTCATACGACACGTTATCTAAAAGTGCTTTAGGTCAGATTAAAAAAATCTCTGTAGTTGATGGTGGAGAAGGATATAAAAAATTACCGAAAATTCTTGGTATAGTTCATAGTCAGTTAGATAATGCTTCATTCGCCCAGTCAATAACAGGTGGAGGTTTTGAATCTATCAGTGTTATCAGTCAAGGTAGTAGATATTCTAATAATGTTACATTACATATAAACACACTTAATGGCACTGGTGCAGTTCTTACTCCATCTATTGTTGGTGGTAGGATTGTCTCAGTTTCTATTGATGCTATTGGCAATGATTATGATGCAAGTGATACTGTTACTGTAATTGATAATGATGCTGAAATTTTTGCTGAAAGTACAAATATTGGTAAGGTTAAAAGTGTAAGATTTAATAATAATGGTAGTCAATTTACAGCAGATTATACATTAGCAAAATCACTCGTATTTAATAAAAAAGTTATTGCTGTAGATGTAAGTTCAACTTCATATAAATTAGCAGAAACCGTAAAGACTCCAAATTTTGAGGGATTTATTGGTAAAATTCAGGAACTTGGTAAAAATGTATTGTTATTAGATATACAAGTTAGATCTGGTGAGTTAAATGTAAATGATATTCTAACTGGATCAATTCAATCAACAACATCTAAAGTTTATTCAATTGATGAACCAGATGTTTTTGGAAATGTTGATGGATTTATGACAAGAGTTGGATTCTTTGATTCTGATCTGGGTAAAATTAGTTCTTCTTCTCAGAAAATTACTGATAGTTATTACTACCAAGATTTTTCATATGTAATTAGAAGCACTAAAGGTCTTAGTGATTATAAGAAGTATGTTGATGAAACAACTCATCCTCTTGGATTTAAATTATTTGGCGAAGTATCTGTAGAAAATGATGTTGACTTTGAGGACACTGTAACAGGTTCCGCATTTAGTATCGGACTTGCTGCGAATCCTCATGCAAATGAAATTCTTATTCAACTTCCGACAATTAATGTAGAATCTGATATTGTATTTAAAAAATATGAATTATCTACGATCAAAGCAGCTAACTTGAAGTCTTATTTGGGCACAGGCGCTGCACAACTTAATTTCTTAGATAATCAAATTGAATCAGTACAAATTGCGGATCTTTCATCAAATTTGAATGAAAATACAAACACATATAGTGTTATCACCAATGACGGAACATTCCCAACTGATACTAAAAATACTTCTGTAATTCTTGCATTGAATGAAGTATTCCAAGAACCAATTGACACTGGGTCAATTGTGAGTCTGTCGTATGATGCTGGTTTAGCAACAGTTACTACATCAACAGATCATAATTTAGCAATAACAATTGCTGGTCAAAGATATCCAGATAACAAATATCTCCATGTTTCTGGAATTACTAATAGTGTTCAAAATATTAATTTTAATGATAAGTTTGAAATCTATGATGTTCCTAGTTCTGATTCATTTAGAGTAAAAATTTCCAATCCTAATGGAACTCTTACTAATAATGATCCTGCAGTTTGTGCTGATGTTCAAAGTACGATTGGGACTCTAATTGGAATTTTAACGTATTATTTAAATAATCCATCTGTTGCACTTCCTGTCTCAAATAAAGGAATCTGGTTAGACCCTGCTCAATCTACTGTGGTTAGTGCAAACCGCCATAGAGATGGTGCTGATCTAATTTATATCAATAAACAAGAAATTATTGATAGAGCAAATGCTCAAATTTCTATTGAATATCCAGATTTCTTCTATCCGAATGATCCCCAAACTACATCAACATCACGTTATAAAGATGCATACAGGTATATCCAAAGGAACCGTAAGGAAATCATTGACAGAGGTGCTGCTCAAATCGCCATAGACTATCCTGATTTTGTTTATCCGCTAGATCCTGCCACTGCGAGTGATTATCGCTTTAAGGACGCTTATAGACTCATTCAGCAAAATAGAACTGAGATTGTTAATAATTCCTGGAATGCTATTATTGCTCAATATCCTTCTCATGGAGCGTATGAGACCAAGTGTAAGAGAGATATGGGTCTCTTTATTGATTACACATCATTAGATCTTGTTAATGGTGGTAATGAGTATGCTCGTAAATTTGCACTACAGTTTTTTGATGATTCTGGAAATCCTATAACTAACGGTATTCTTGGTGAAGAAGCAGAGGCAATTTTTGGTTTTAATGCCGCTAAGGATAATATGATCCTTGCATTTACTAATCAACTTACAGTTACTGATACTACGATTACTCCTGATCCTCTCGGTGCTCCTTTGTGTGCTAACGTAACATCTGCTATTACAGTTCTTGCTGGTATTGTAAATGATGCATTTACTGCAGGATCTATTGCAGGTCTTCCAGCAGAAACTATCGGGTCCGATACTACGGGCGAAGGAAAGTGTAAGCGTGATCTTGGATTGTTTATTGATGCCGTATCACTAGATGTTCATACTGGTGGCAATGTTTATGCTCGTAAATTTCTCAAAAAATATTTTAATGTCAATGGAAATACATTAATTACGAATGGATTGAGTGGTGAAATTCTTCAATCTATAACAGCATTTAATAAAGCGCGTGATATGATGAAATCGGCAATTACTAACCAGTTGCTTGATAAAGATCTTACAGTAACGCCAGGAAATGCTGAATATTGGGGAACTGCTGTAGGAACACCTACTGCTGCAACTTATGATGCTGCTACTGGAGTTTTAAATGTAACAGTTGCTAATCATGGTCTTGCTAATTCAGATAATATCCTTCTTAAAGAAAATAGTTTCATCTTTACTTGTGGTATGGATGGAAATGTTGCTGAGAAGAGTTATCCCAGAGTAACTGATAACGCTTTTAACACAAACATGGCAGTTTCTAATGTTACCACAGATACTTTCCAGGTAAACATAGGTACATCACCTCTGGTTGGTTTTGATATTACTGCTGCTGATTATGACCCCCAATCGGGTGACGTTGAACTGACTATTGGCACTCACACATTATCTAAGTATGAAACTATCAAATTAAGAGATGAATCAATTACATTTACATGCGACTTAGATAACAATCAAACTAATCATTCATACCCGAAGACATCTATTCTTAGTGAAACTATTGAAAGTGCAGATTATGATCCTGTTTCTGGAGTAATGGTTATTACTATCAATAATCATGGGTGGGAAGATGGAGATTTTATTAAATTTGATAATAACTCAATTACATTTACATGTGCTTTAGATAATAATCAAACTAATCATTCATATCCTCGTGCAGGGTCTGACCCATATGCAGAGAAGTGGTTGCCAATTACTGAAACAACTGAGGATACATTCAAGGTTCGTATAGGTGTTTCTAGTGATACGTCCGCTCATACCTTTGTGAGTGCCTCTGTGAACGGTTTAAAGAAGAAAAAGGATAAGACATACGATACTCCTGTTCCGATCACTTCTACGACCGCTACTACTATCACAATTAATGTTGGTAGTTCTACTGACACGTCAGTTCATACATATGTCCCAAGACTTTACACAGTAACTGATGCGACCTATGATGCTGCCACTGGAATTTTAGGTATTACATCAGCTAATCATGGATTTACCGCAGGAGATGGTATTATCATTGGAGATGGGAGTCTTACATTCAGTTGTTTAATGGATGGAAATACATCCAACAAAACATATCCAAGATCAACTGATCCTGCTTCTAATAAACGACTCAATGTCATTTCTGCAACCAATGATCAACTTACTGTAAACATTGGAGCATCTCCACTTGTATCATTTACACCAACTGGTGCTGATTATAATCCTACAACAGGATTGATGGAATTGACCATTGGTAATCATAATTTGACTGCTGGTACAAGCATTAAGTTATTGCCAGATTCACTTGTATTCACATGTGATGAGGATAGTAATGGAACCAACCACGCATACCCTCGTTTAACTGATCCATTCTATGATACTGCAATCAATATTGAATCGGTAACTGCAACCACAATTACAATTCAAGTTCTTACCACTATACCATCTACTAACACAACTACTCACACATTTGTTTCCGCAACAACTGGAGCTGTTGTATCTGGTGGTAATTACACTCATACATTTGTAAGTGCTACTGCTAGTGCATTGAATCAAGTTGTGGTTACTTCAGGTGGTAATTATTCACATACATTTGTTCGTGCTGCTACGGATGCTGTTGTTCTTCCTGCTGTAACTAGTGTTATCGCAAATAACGATCCAACGGCATGTGCGGATGTTCGTTCAAATATCCATAATCTTTCAGAAACTATTACATTCTATCTGACTCAAGGATCTTTACTCTTCCCCACTCCATTCCCCAATGAACTAGTCGGGATTCCATCTAGCGGAGAGGCAGTTTGTAGGAGAGATTTAGGTTTAGTTGTTGATGCTATTATTAATGACATGAAAACAGGGGGCAATTCCAACATAAGAGAAGTTGTTGGGAGATATCTTCAAGGTAACTCTTTACTTCCCGATGGTCTTGCGGGTGAAGTAAGTGAATCTATAACAGCATTCAATAAAGCTCGTGATATGATGAAATTAGCAATTGCTAATCAACTTTATGAGAAAGATTTCACAATTCTTCCTGACTTCTTAACCACTTCTGGTATTATTGATTCTAGTGATGTTACTGGTTCCATCTACACGAAAGGGCAGTTTAATTACACTAATTCCACGTTAAACCTTTTTGAAGCACCAAAATTTGGAACTACATTCCACTCTATCTTCTTCAAATTTGTTAATTCTTCAGATGATATAAGATACTCATACAAAGTTAGGGACATCTTGTTTGATGGAACATCAAAAACATTTGATTTGAAAAAAACTAATGGTTCTAATATTATCACCGAGGCAGATGAAAATATATTAGTGTTTATTGATGGTGTGGTGCAAATTTATGGTGAATCATATACTATTAATAGAAGTGTCAATCCTAATAAGATTGTATTTACTGAAGTACATTCACCAGAAAGACAGTTCTTTGCATATACATTTAGTAAGTATAAAGTATTAAATAATTTCTCGCATGAATTTAATAGTAGTAAAAAATCATTTGAATTTAAATTTGGTGATGATATTATTCTTCCACCTGATGATCATCAAATTTTAGTTTTACTTGATGGCATTCCTCAATTAGAAGGATCTTCATTTACAATTGTTGATAATGTTATTACATTCACTGAGGCACCAACTGTAGGGAAGAATTGCCATTGTCTTTACTTCTATGGGAAAACGTTTGACAAAACCATTTCTATCTGGAATGGTAATGTTTTTGAGAAACTTGAATATCTTGGTGATAATAATCCTGAGGGATGTAGATACTTTAATAAATTATCAAACACTGGAGATATTATCTTTCCTGGAGATCTCATCAAAATTGATGGAGAAACCACCAAGAAAATTATTAAAATTGATGAAAGGGCATTAGAAAATACTGATAATCTGCTTTATACTGCATTTGTATATACCGATAACTCATATGTTCGCGGTAAAAATGCCGTCGCAAATGCAGTTGTTAGTGGTATTCCCATTAGTGGAGGTAATACAGTGGGTATCCAAAACACTGCAGGTATTCAAGGAACTCAAGGTATTCCTCCAGTTTTTGATTATCAAGTAACTGGAGTCAATATTACCAATCAAGGTCTTGAATATGATGTAGCACCTATAGTGTTATTTAAAGTTGAGTGTGGTAATCCAGGAACAGGTGCAGAAGCATATGCTGAAATTACTAATGGTAGAGTTACTAATATTGTAATTACTAACCCTGGTTCTGGATATACTGAGGCACCTGAGTTAATTTTTGCGAAGAAGTATGAAATTATTAGACCCCAAACACCACTTTTTGCAAAACGAGAGTTAATTGTAGATAGCACTTCTTATAATGCAATCAATGGATTTGGTGTTGCATCTGTTCGCGAGGAAGAGTTCTTACTCCCAATTATCATATCTCAACTTATTATTTCTAATACTATCCATGTTGAAACTGAATCAAGAACGCTCAAAGATACTTCTGATGCCGGTCTAGCATATAATCTCCAGACATTTGATAATAACAAATTCTCGTATGAACCTCAAGAACTTAATGATCCATTAGCATCTTATCTTGGTACGGGTGTTACTATTGAAATGATTAATAGATATGCTCCTGCTCTTACAGTGGGTGACTTTACTACTCACAGAGGAGTTTCGCAGGGTTCTATTGAACCATCAATGATTAATATTGGACCAGAAGCGTATGTTTCATATGGTCTGACACTCAATGGTGCTATTAATGACACAGTTACTACCATTACAGTAACTGGCAATGTATCAAACTTCCCACCCACAGGATATTTGGAATTTGGTGATGAAACTGTGGAATATACATCAATCTCTGGTCAAGACTTCACAGTCGTCAGAGGATCTAAATCAACAACAGCAACATCACATACAGATACAGATTATTTGAGACTCGCTTGGCGAGGGTGATAAATATAAATAACACAAGGAAAACCGTAAACCACTTATAGAAATGCCAGCTTTAATTTCTGAACAATTTAGAATTCATAATGCACAACAATTTGATGAAGCATTTTCCGAAGCGGCATCTACCAAGATGTACTTCTTTATGGGTAGACCACAAAACTGGGATACCGCAGCTGTAGCTGGTGCGACCTCTTACGTTGGGCAATCAACAGGTAGTCAGCATAGTAACTCTTATCTGGCAACGCCAGACGAGAACAATCCACCTACACCCGTTGATAGCTTCAATTACGAAAAAGAAACTTTTGACGATATGATCTCTCTTAAGAGAGTCACTTCATCAGATGTACGATTAGTAATCCCAAGATATAATTGGACATCTGGAGTTACATACTCCATGTATCGTTCTAATTATAGTACTGACTATAAAGCGAATTCTGCAGGAGAAAATGCTCCCCATCTTTATAGTGCCAAGTATTATGTTGTAAATGATTATAAAATTTACAAGTGTATCTTCAACGGTTCTTCTCCTGCTAACCCTAACGGAACTGCTTCTACAGTTGCTCCTTCAGGAACTCAGACATCTATCTTCAATACTGCAGATGGATATAAATGGAAGTTTTTGTACAGCATCGGTACTGATGATGTAATCAAATTCTTCACTAGTTCTTATATTCCTGTTCCTGCTGCTTGGGGAACTGGTCCTTCTGGAGATCCTTCTAATGGAACTGATGTAAAGAATGCTGCGGTTGATGGATCTATTGACACAGTAGTGATTAAAAATGGTGGAGCAGGTTACACTGATAATGACGTTACTGGATATACTAGTGTCCCTATTCGTGGAGATTGGTCACAAAATGGTGGAGTCCAAGCACTTGCTACAGTAAAAGTTACTAGTGGTACTGTTAGTGAGGTAACCATCACAACTCCTGGTTCTGGTTATACCTATGCTTACATCAACGTAAATGCAACTGAAATTACTGGTATTGGATCACCTAGTTCTGTTTCAGTATTGGAAGTAGTTCTTCCTCCTTCAGGTGGTCATGGTGCTAATATCTTCAAAGAACTTGGCACCAAGCGTGTTATGATTAATTCTAGAGTAGCATATGATGAGAACCAAGAGTTCCCAGTTGATACTGACTTCAGAAGAATCGGTATCCTTCGCGATCCTCTGGAAGCAGGTGGTGGCGCTGCGAGCGGTGTAACTTATAGTGCTTTGACTGCAATTAAATTCCCTTCAGCAACTGCAGCATCATTTAATATTGATGAAGTAATTACTCAAACAACTACTGGTGCTTCTGGTAAGGTTGTTTCATGGGATTCGGGAACTAAAATCCTTAAAATTTATCAGAGCAGCTATGAGCATATTGCTACTGGAGATCAAGGTGGAGATCTGACTCCTTTCTCTGGCGGCAATGCAATTACAGGATCGGGATCTGGATCAGTTGAGACTCCAGATACAGCATATAGTTCTACTACTTCCAATTTGACTTTTGCCAATGGTTATTCAACGCCAGAAGTCAAGAAGTATACAGGTGATATCATTTATGTTGAAAACAGAAGAACAGTTTCTCGCTCAATTGACCAAATTGAGGATGTGAAATTGGTCGTAGAATTCTGATATATATCATACAAGATCAAAACAACATTCTAGCCTAGTAATATGCCCCAGAGTACTAATCTAAACAAAGCTCCATACTTTGATGATTTTGATCCGAATAGCAACTTCTATAAAGTTCTCTTTAGACCTGGATTTTCAATTCAGTCTAGAGAACTAACTACGCTGCAATCAATTTTACAAAATCAAGTTGAGAGTCTTGCGAAAGCAAATTTCAAACAGGGATCTGTTGTTGTACCTGGGGAACTTATTGTAGATAAGCAATATAGTTATGTAAAAATTAGTTCTTTTACTAATAACTTACAGATTACCGATTACATCGGTAAAAAAATGACAGGCAATACTTCTGGTGTTATCGGAACTGTTGTAAATGCTACTTCTGCTACCACCAGTGATTCTGCCACTTTATTCGTCAAATATGAAAATGGCGGGACGAGTACTATTGATGAAAAGTTTAATGAAGGTGAAACAATTACAGCAAATACTCCAGGATCACCTACAGCTATTGTAGGTATCAGTGGTAATGTGAAGCCTACTTCTAGTAATGCATTAGGATATGGTTGTGCTGCTTCAGTAAGACAAGGAATTTACTTTATTAATGGTAGTCTAGTTAAGAATAAAAACGAAACTATTATTCTTGAAAAATATAACAATAGTCCTACTTTAAAAGTTGGATTTATTGTATCTGAGCAATTAACTACATCTGAAGAAGATTTTTCTTTACTTGACAATGCACAGGGGTATTCTAATTTTGCTGCTCCTGGAGCACATAGACTTAAGATGTCTCTATCATTAGTCCAGAGACCTATTGATTTTCCAGATCAAAAAGATTTTGTTCAATTACTTGAGGTAACTTCTGGAGAGGCAACTGAGTCTGTAGGTATTGCAAATACAAATGCTCTTCTTGAAGACGTTCTTGCTAGAAGAACGTTTGACGAATCTGGAGATTATGTTGTCAAAGAATTCCTTATTGGAATTAAAGAAAGTTTATCTACCTCTGATAATAATGGTGTGTATCCTAATGGTTCGGAGTCCAAATTTTTATTGGTATTAGAACCAGGAAAAGCATATGTTAAAGGATATGAAATTGAGACAACAGGTGTTAGATACATTACGGTAGATAAAGCAAGAGATACTGAGAAACAGGAAAATAATTCAATCACACCATCAGAGTCTTCTAGTTATACTGTAAAGAATCTACTTTCATTCCCTGATGTAGAAAGTAAGTCGCAGTCACTTACTGGTATGGGGTTGTTGAGTACAAATTCTTTCCAGGAACTTAAGTTTTTTGATAAATTTACTGATGTTCAATTTGGTGATACTACAGCTAACTTAGATGGTACTGCTCCTGATGGAGAGAATTATTTTATCGTTACAATTGAAAATTTGAGTTCAACTGCTACACCATCACTTCCTGCAAACTATACTAATGGTAGTATTACGGGAGAGGTGAGATCTTATGCTTTGAATGCTAGTCAGAATGAAGCAGTAGCACTTATTACTAAAGTAGGCACCGTAGTCCATGAAATTGGCGAATCAATCGTTATGGGTGCTGTCAATGGTACTCTTAAGACAACCGAACAAATTTCAACCCCCCTTATAGGTATTGGTAAGACAAGATCAGTTAATTTTGTTTCTGGTTCGTCATCAAATAATGTATATGACAAGTCGGCATTATTTAAGTTAGGATTATTTGGTGTAGAGTATTTTACAAAAATTAGATGTAAAAATCCTCTTAACTTTACTATTGGTAAATTTATTGATGGTCAGTCAAGTCGTGCTAGAGGAATCGTTGAGCAACTGTTAACACAAACAAATGAACTGGTTCTTTCTAGAGTTACTGGAGAATTTGTTCCTGGAGAAACTCTTCAATCAGAACAAGATGGAAATGTTACACCTTTCAATTTCTCCGAAGAAGAAGGAACACTTCAAGAGTTAAAGGTTGTTGCATTTGGAACTGCATATACAAATAATGCTGATGTAACAGCTATTAACATCAATGGCGTCAATAGATTAACTGAAATTGGTGCTAGTAATATCAATGTAGTTAGTACTGAAATCAGATCAATTACAATTACATCCGATGCTAGGGCAGCTATTGGTACATTTTCTACTCCACCAACAGTTGAGATTGTTGCAAATAATGGATATTCTTGTGCAGTAGTTGCTATTACGAACATTGACAATGCAATCAATTATGATTCATCCTTTGTCAAGAGTTTCTTTAACGCTACTACAGGTAATGATTTTGCAGGTGATATTGCATCAGCTGAATCAACTTATTATATTGATGGAGGATCAACCTTTAGTGCAACTGAAGGAAATTATTTTATAACCGCAGATAATTTAGGATCAAGACCAGATTTAGACCTCGTATCTGGTGATGTTATTAGAATTGTTGATAATACTGGAGTTTCTAGAAAGTATATCGTAAGATTTGCTTGTCTAGATGGAACTCAGGATACCTCTAGAATTTATGTATTCGGTTCAATACTTTCATCATTTAGTGCTAAAAAAGTTATTAGAGTTAGATCAAAACTTTCTGGTGGAGAAAAGAATTCATTAATTTATCCTCTTCCAAATAAGCATATAAAAACATTAGTATTAGATTCTAATAACACTAACATCAATTATACTGTCCAGGCAGAATTTATTGGTAATTTGGATGGTGCAGGTGCAGTGAGTGTTACTGTAGGCACTAATGAACAGTTCTTAGGATTTACATCATCAAATTATGTAATGAGTAATCCCCAGAATGGTCAATTGATTGATTTAACTGGTGTCACTACTTTGTCAGGATCAAATAAAACACTGAATATTGATCTTGGGGTATCTTTTGCGAATATTGCATTTAAAGTTATTGCTCCAGTAAGAAAAGTTGATACCGCCCCTAAAACTAAAATTCTTGTAGAAAACAATGAATATAATGTAAATACTGGATTTAACGATCCAGTTATTCCTGTTGGATTTGCCGATGGACTTAAATTAAGATCTATCCATATGTCAGCAACTGCGGCAGCTGCTACCAAACTTGATGTTGATATTACTGATCGGTTTATCTTTGACGGCGGGCAAAGGGATACACATTATGATCTTGCAAGAATTATCTTAAAGCCTGGTGCAATCTTCCCTACAAATAAATTGTTAGTTGTATTTGATTACTTTAAGCATGTTGGTGGAGTTAACACAGGTGATTATTTTACTGTTGACTCATACACTAACATTGAGTACAAAAATATTCCTGATTATGATTCTTCATCTTTTGGCAAGATCTCATTAAGAGATGCAGTTGATTTCAGACCTAGAGTATCTGACTATGATGGTACTGATACTGCAACAGTTCTTCCTGGATACAGCGATAAACTTACTACAAATGCATTGAAGTTTACTGGTACTGGTTCTTCTGCATCAACTATAGCATTATCAGGAACTGCATTTGAGTCTGGGTATGAATTCTATCTCAATAGAATTGATAGCGTATATATTTCCAAGAATGGTAATTTTGTGGTATCAAAGGGAACTCCTTCGCTTAATCCACAAACTCCTGCAGAAATTTCTGATGCAATCCTTTTGTATCATATAAATGTTCCTGCTTACACATATAATATTACTGATGTCACAACTAAGAGTTTTGATAATCGTCGCTACACAATGCGAGATATCGGAAAACTTGAAAAACGTGTTGAAAAACTTGAATATTATACTGTACTTAGCTTGCTTGAGCAAGATACATTTAATGCTCAAATTAAAGATGAGTTTGGAAATGATAGATTTAAAAATGGTATCCTTGTAGATAATTTTGAAGGTCATGGTATTGGTAATAGTTCATCAAGCGACTATAGATGTTCGGTTGATATGCAAACTGGTGTTTTAAGACCAAGTTTTGCATCATCGCAAACTAAATTGATTGAGAAAAATGTAAATGATTCACAGAGACTTGCTGATGGATATGTAAACCGCACAGGATTTATTACTCTTCCATATACTGAAAAAGTAGTAATCCAAAATACATCTGCGACAACTACAGCTACTATCAATCCAAATAAATCATCCAAGTACAGTGGTATTTGTATACTCACACCAAATCTTGATGAGTGGAAAGATACATTTACTGATCCAGAATTGATTCTTAATGAGAATTCAATTTTAGATAATATAAAAAATGGTACTAACTGTTGGGGTAGTGTTTGGAATGAGTGGCAAATGAATTGGACTGGAACTCCAATCTATAGTCTTACCAATTCTACTAATTCTATAAACAGTCAATTTGCAGATATTTCTAATCTTGTTATTTCTGGAAAAACTAGATCTAGAACTAGAAATGGAACGCAGAATAGATTGTCTCCGTATGGTACTGCTTCTATAACCAAAGGAAGTAGAAGTGTATCTACACCATATAATTCATATATCAGATCAAGAATGGTTCAATTTGTTGCCAAAGGTCTGGAACCAAATACCAAACTGTATGCATTCTTTGATGGAATTGATGTAACTAGTTGGATAAACGCTGATGATGTTACAAATATCGTCACACCGTTCACGGGTGTGGGTGGATACTCAGAAAAAGGATTTGGTGAGCCTATGGTCACTGATGATAATGGAAATATTAGTGGTATTTTCTTAATTCCTAATGGATTTGCTCCATTAAAAAATAAGAAAACTCTTGATTTTTCCACTAATATTTCAACATTCTACGATACGTCTAGTGTTAAGAAATCTTTTGTTGTTGGTAGTAAATCGTTTAGATTAACATCCAGCAGCACAAATAGTGGAAATTCAGAAAATGTCATTACTTTTGCAGAATCTCCTTATACAGTATCGGGTATTCCAGAGACTACAAGTCCCACAATTTCTTCCACAAGAGTTCCCTACATCTACAGAAGGTCACCTTCAAATTCTGATAGTGTCCAGTATGTAAATAGTTCATTATCTGGATCTAATCAGTCTGGACTTTTAGATCCTATGGCACAAACATTTACAGTGTCTGGATTTGAAGATGGCATATTTATTTCTAGTATTGATTTGTTCTTCTCAAATAAAGCAACTCCAACTGGGGAAGATACGCTTAGACCTGTTTCAATGTATCTGACAGAAACAAACGGAGGAATTCCTACAAGAAATGTTCTTCCTTTCAGTGAAACTACATTGTCTGCAGATACTACTCTCAGAATTAAGATGACAAATGATGTCCCTACTGGTCTTACTCTTCTTCAAGGAGAAACAATTACTGGTAAGACATCTGGTGCATCAGGAACTATTAAGGGTAATCTTATCTTAACTTCTGCATCAACAAGATATAATTTAATTCTTTCAAATCATAATGGAATTAACTTTATTGCAGGAGAGGAGTTTAATGTAAATAGATCCCCATCTATTACTGCAACAGTATTTAATATTGACGAAGATTCTGGTATTATTGAAGATATTCAAGTTGATACTTTTGGATCTGCGTATACTACAGGAACAACATCAATAACTATTATTGGTGATGTCGGTGGAACTTTTGGTACTTCTGCAACTGCCTCAGCAAAAATTTATGACGGTAGAATTTATAAAGTAGATGTTACTAATAAAGGTAAAAATTACTATACTGCCCCAACTGTTTCTATTTCTGGTGGTGATAGCCTCGCAACTGCAACTGCTATCTTGAGAATCACTGATCCAGCAGTTCGTATGGGCATTTCAATCTCTAGTGATGCAACTTCTGCTTCTAAGTTCTTGTTTGATGGTCCAGTATATCTTCAAAATGATTCAACATATGCAATTGTAGTAACATCATCTTCTCAAGATTATGAATTATATACTTCGGTAGTTGGGGAAAGTATTCTCAATAGTGTGGCAGTTGCGTCATCATCTCCAAATGTAGGGTCTCTGTTCAAATCTCAAAATTCTGGATCTTGGTCTGAGGATGATTTACAAGATCTTAAATTTAGTGCAAACAGATGTGTATTCAATACTACATCTACTGCAAATATTGAATTAGTCAATGAAGATCTAGGTTCTGTAGACTTACCAGACAATCCAATTTTTGTTGATAATATTGAGGGAACTTCTCAAAAATTTGGTGCTAATCAAAAAGTTCTTCGTATCTCTCATCCTAACCATGGCATGACAGAAGGAGATTTAGTTATCTTGGATAACGTTATTGGATCAGGTGCTCAAAATGCCATTTACGGTATTCCAGTTACTTTGATTAATGGTCTCCATAATGTTCAGAATGTAGGACTTGATGAATATTGTATTCAGATTGACAGTACTCTTTGGAATGCTGCTAATGTTGCTATGACTGGTAGTGGTTCTGGTGGTGGTACTGCAATTAGATCCACGACAAATAAATTATTCCAAGTTGTATCTCCACAAGTCTCAACTCTGACATTCCCATCATCAAGTGTCTCTCAAACAATTAGAACTGCTTATGGCAAAGCAGTAGATTCTGCTACAACTAATGAGTATTCTCTCGGAACAGTAAATTCAATTACAGCAAATGACAACTATTATTATGAAGATAGTAGAGTTATTGCATCACCAATCAATGAATCTTTAAGAGCAGGTTCGTCAAAACTTAATGGTAATAAATCAATTCTCTATACTGTATCTCTATCTACAAATAGAGATAATGTATCGCCAGTTTTTGACGTTGAAAGATCTAATTTGATCACTGTCTCTAGTAGAATTGATAAACCAACAGGAAATGAGGATAGATTTGGTACAATCTCTCAAACTTTAACCGTTTCTTCTAGTTCAAATTTCTCAGTTTCTACAATCACTCCAGATATTGTAGGAACATCTGTCATGACATTTAGTCAAGCAACTGGTGGAAACTTTACTAATACAGTTGATACTGCAACTAGATTGACACAGGCGTCAAATGGTGCATCTGGTCAAATTGTTAATGTCAATCTTAGCGACAACACATTAACTGTCATTGATGTTATTGGTGAGTTTATACCATCAAATCCAATTGCCCAATCAGCAGTATCTGCTCAGTTAGACTCTCAAACCATTAAATCAGGAATTGTTATTGGATGGGATTCTGGAACAGGATCACTCAAAGTAAAACTGACTACACCTAATCTTTTTGTGGTTGGTGACCTTATTGATGACAGCGGAGCGGGACAATCTCCTCAAGCATCTAGAGCAATCACTGGAGTAACTGATTCTAAAGGATTCTTATTTGTTGAAGAAGATAGATTTAATGGATCTTCTGCATCTAAATATTTAACTAAAGAAGTTACTTTAGATAATCCAGCTACATCTATTGACTGTAAGATTACTGCTAATGTATTCAGTAATGATAACGTCAAAGTAATGTATAAAATTCGCCCTGATGGAAGCAATGAAAACTTCAATGATTTAGTGTGGGAGTACTTTAATGGAACTGGTCTTTCAGATAAAAATACTGAAGTTATTCCAAATAACTTTAAATCTTTATCACCTTCAGTTGAAGATCTAGAATCTTATTTAGAATATGCATATAGTTCAAATAATATGAAACCATTCTCATCATTCGCTATTAAAATTATTTTTATCGGTGATAATCCTGCACTTGCTCCAAGAATTGAAGATCTTCGTGTTATTGCTAGTTCATGATAGATAAAATTAAAGTAGATGGTCATAGCAATTTATATCGGGATTCTAAAACTGGTGCTGTGATCAATTTTAATAGTACTGATTATGAAAATTATATTGAGGCAAAAGCAAATAGAGAAGGGATGGTTTCAGAGATAAATACTTTGAAGCAAGAACTTGATGAAATCAAGCAGTTACTAAAGAAACTTACCAATGGCAATTAGAGAAGTACTAGTCAGTTTTACATTTGAACAACAACGCCAGATGATTAACTTCATTGGTGTGGATATTGGAGATGTTTCAACTTTACTGACACCAACTAATGAGGTTGTAAGTGGTATTAATGAAATTGTCAATGGAGATGTTGATTTAATTAACCAGACTCATGGGATGGATGATGGTACACTAGCATCACCAAGTTTATTCTGGGATTCTGGACAAGGTTTTTATAAGGTAGATGCAAATAAAATTGGTCTGAGTACCAGTCTTGCTGTTACTGGTAACTTAGAAGTAGATGGAGATATTACATTTAGAGCAGGTAATGGATCAGGTGGCACATTAACATTTGGTGATCTTGATACTGATAATGTTGTCTTTAATGCGGACATAAACTCAAGTATTATTCCAGATACTACTGCAAGTTGGAACTTAGGTAGTACTGGAAAAGAGTGGAATGATCTTTATATTACTGGTACTGCGAATATTGATACTTTACAAGTTGATGAGAATTCAACATTTACTGGACATCTTCAAGTAGATTCTGGTGATATTAGAGTTCCGTCAACAACATCATCAGTTAATTTATTTGATGATTATGCAACAACTGTAGAAGCATTTGGTGATGCTACCACCATTATAATGGGTCAGCAATCAGCAGGTAGTTTTACTATTAGAAATAGTAATATTAAAAGTTTCTCACCTAATTTAGATTTATTTAATACTAATAGTACTAATGTAAATTTCCTTGGTGCTGCTGAAGACATTACTATGGGCATGGCCGGTAGTCTTGGAGTCAATACTAATTTAAACATTTTAAGTGATGATGTAGTTCTTTCTGGAGACTTAGCAATTAATGGCGGAGAACTTCTTTCGTCCCAAAACACTGTTGATTTGTTTATTACTCAAGGTGATGTAAAAATTGGTGCCCTTGCTGGTTCTGGAACTACAACGATTCAGAATACTCTAAAAGTTCAGACTAACATTGATGTAACTAACTCTGCTACTGACTTTCTCATCAAAGATAATGAGTCATCTGCATTAACAATCAAAGAAGGAACTAACGATTATATTAAGTTTACCACGACAAATTCTGATGAAAAAATCCTAATTTATAAGGATGTTTATGTTATTGGTAATCTTGATATTACAGGTACTACCACTACAATCGGTACTACAAATCTACAGGTAGACGATAAAAATATTGAGTTGGGTGTAACATCTGTTCCCTCCGATGCTCTGGCTGACGGTGGCGGAATTACATTGAAAGCTACGACAGACAAGACGATTGCTTATAGTAATACCACTGGAGTTTGGGAAAGTAATATTGGTTTTGCAGTAAAAGGATCTGACACTCCAGTTGGTTTGTACAGTGCTATCAGCAAATATGGTTCACTGCTGATAGGCACCTCTTCACAGATAGTTACTGACGCAAAATTGTCTATTGATGCAGGCAACGGCAACCTCAATTCTATCGGAACTGCCACGTTTGCTAACACTGTAAGAGTAGATCACTCAAATAACGTAGGTAGTGACGTACTTGTTCGTCTCGGCAATGTCAACAATAGTGGTACTAACTCAGCTCATCTATTCCTAGCTAATGGTTTCTATGTAAGTCCTACTGCTATTGACGGTACTGGCGCAGCAGCAAAAATTCTTGCCGATGGCACCATCGTGGGAAGACTTGGAATTCATGCAGGTGCTGGCGTCAATATTAGTCTTACAACTGCACATGTAAGTTATTTAAGCAGAATGACTGCCAGTGGTACAACAGTAACTGTTCCTGCAAGTACATTGACAGCAGGTGATATGTGTAGTGTATTTAATGCCTCAGCAGGTGATATAACTATTGCGCCAGCAGGAGGAGTTACGATGTATCAGGCAGGTACTTCAAATACTGGTAACAGGACGCTAGCCGCAAAAGGTTTATGTACCATTCTTTGTAGTGCTAGTAATGAATTTATTATTTCTGGTGGGGGGTTAAGCTAATGATAATGCAGCAACTTTTACTTGGTTATGGTGGATCCGCTGGTGATGTTACAGGTCAAGCAGAATACACAAGTTCTGGAGCGTTTTCTTGGACTGCTCCTACTGGCGTGGATTCAGTAAGTGTAGTTGCTGTTGGTGGAGGCGGTGGTTCTACTCCTTATTCTGGAGCTGGTGGGATAGGTCAATATGGATCTGGTGGAGGCGGCGGCGGTCTTGGTTGGAAAAATAATATTTCGGTAACTCCTGGTCAGTCATATACTGTGGTTGTTGGTGTTGGCGGAAGCGATAGCACTAGTCCTACAGCAGGGACAGATAGTTATTTTATTAATACATCAACAGTAAAAGGTGGTGGTGGAGATTTTGGAGATACTAGCACTACTTCTACTGGCGGCACTTATACTGGAGATGGTGGTGGTAATGGTGGTGATGGATCTTACGCTTCTGGCGGCGGCGGTGGATACGGTGGTGGTGGTGGTGCTGGTGGTTATTCTGGAAATGGTGGTAGCTCAGCAACTAACGGAGGATCCCATGGCAATGGATCTGGTGGCGGTGGTGGCGGCGGATTTAGTAGCGGTGGTGGTGTAGGAATTTATGGGGAAGGATCTAACGGAACGGGTGGTTTCTCTGGAGGAACGGGTGGTTCTGGTGGAACAACAGGAACATCATACACAAATGGATCTAATGGTGGTGTCCATGGTGGCGGCGGTGGTTGTTCTGATAACATTTCTAATGCTACCGGTGGCGATGGTGGGGGTGGAGCTGTTAGAATTATTTGGGGAAGTGGTAGATCATTCCCATCTACATTGACAGCAGATCAATGATGTGCCCCTAAGTATTCTTGACAGACTAAATAAATTGTAGTATAATTACAACTGAAACTAAGTAATACCATGTCTGTTGATCCAAGCGCATTGCGCGAAAATTTTATCTCTCAATTTAATTCCGCAGTTGAAGAAATTAAAAAACTAGAAACTGAAGTTCTTACTAAAAAAGAATTAGCACTTAAATTAAAAGGAGCTGTTGAAGCTTTAGATCTTTTACAAGAACCTACTGAAGTTACTACGAAAGAAGATTCACCCGCATTTGAAGTAGTTCCTGAAGATGAGTTAAATAATCTTCCTGAGTAATTAATGGGACCTTCTTATAAATAAGAAAGAAGGTCTTTTTTAGTACATGTCTGCAATTACAATTAATTTAGTGATAGAGCAAGGTACTGACTTTTCAGCAAGCTTTACTATCAAGAATTCAGATAGCAATCCAGTAAATCTTTTAGGGTTTACTGCAGAAGCTAAATTGAAGACAAGTTATTATACTTCAAGTGCGGCAACTTCATTTGCTGTTACTTTTACTGATAGAAGTAAAGGAATAATGATGATTAGTCTAACTGATACCGTTACTACTGCATTGAAACCAAGGCGATATGTTTACGATATTGTCTTGACTTCTGCCAGTGGTGTGAAGACTAGATTTATTGAGGGTATTGCAACAGTAACGCCGGGAGTGACAGTCTAGTGTCAAATTATCAAATTAATACGACAAATTTTACTGTAACTCAAGGAGATGATGCTGATTACAGTATTGGTCTTAATTATGAAGCGCCCTCAAAAGGTATCCAGTATCAGAATTTAATTCTGGATGATCTTTCATCTCAGTTTGATGGAGCACAGACAGTCTTTCAACTGGCAGTTTCTGGAGAAACATATAGTGCATTAAATGATCAACAATTGATCATTTCTATGAATAATACTATTCTTCAACCTGGGGTGGGTTATACAATATCTGGAAACCAGATTACATTTGCAACTGCACCCGCGAGCACAAGTGTGCCATTTTTTGGAATTGCATTAGCGAATACCGCTGATCTGACTAGAACTATTAACTACGTTGTAGATAATGGAACTAGACCCATGACAAACGGTAACAAAGGTTATCTAACCATTGATGTTACTGGCGTCATACAATCATGGATTTTGATTGCTGATGCTGTTGGAACATTAGAGGTTGATATTAGAAAATGTACTTTTGCGGACTATCCTAATACCATAACAATTTGTGGTGGTAACACGCCCCAACTGAATGGAACGTTAAAAAATACTGATATTACATTGACTGGATGGACCACTCAATTAAATGCAGGGGACATCATACAATATGAAGTTATAAATACAACAGTATCACTCAAAAATTTTGCTATCGCTTTGAAAGTAAAATTATAAATATAACAGATAAACATCAAATGTCCTTGGAGGAAAATTTTAAATGGCACTTTTAGTACCAAATATTGGTGAACTGGAGTCGCTGCGTTATCTTCTAAACGCCACTCACCAGATTCCCAGAAACTTAGTTCTTAAACTTTTTACGTCTAATACAACACCTGCTGAGGGCGATGTCCCTTCACAGACTGCTTATTATGAACCATATGCCGATGGTAATACCAATGGATATGGCACTGCTGCAAACACGGATTATCCAACAGGTGTTGATAATCGTTCAGACCAGACCTACACCAACATGTATGGTATTCTTCTGAATGGTAACCGTTGGGCAATCTCCACTGCTGGAGATCCTATTGCTTCTGGTACTGGTACTGGTTCTTCAGGTGCATTCACTATTTCAGTTGCTAGTGTAACTGGTACAATCAGTGTAGGCAATCTTATCAGTGGTACTGGTATTGGCGCAGGCGCTAAAGTATCTAGAGTAGACGGTTCAACTGTCGTCATGACTGTTGCTAACTCTGGTGCTGTTTCAGGCTCAATCAACTTCACTGGTGGAGTAACTACCGCTACATATCCCGAGCAGGTATTTACATTCTCTGCTGCTGCTGGTAACATTTATGGTTACTATCTGGCTCGTGCAAACAACATGCCTCTGAGCATTCACGGTGTTCTTGACGCTGCTGCTGCAGCTGCTGGTACAGTTCTTTCAAAGGGTACTAACGCTGATCCTTGTGCTGGTGTTGTTGGACAAAACTTCATCACTCTGCCTGCCGTTGCTGGTATCATGGATGATATCACAGTTGGACAAGTTGTTGGCAATAACAATGCTGTTCCTGCTGCTACAACTATCATCGGTATTGATCGTCTTCAGAGAATTATCTATCTCAGTGCTAACCTGACTGATAACATTCAGACTGCTACTGATGAAGAAATTCAACTTAGCTTTAGTAAAGTAACTGCTACTGGTCATAGTCTAACTGTTGGTGATGTTCTCTACATCGCTCAAGGTTCAACTTCAACGGCTGTTGCTGCTACATATACTGTATTTGAAGTACCTGATGCGAATACATTCCATACCACTCCTGCTCTTGCCGGAACTGGTGACCTAACTCTTCACAGCAGCATCATGTTTGCTGAAAGATTTACAAATGGTCCGTACCCAATTCAGAACAACGGTGACCAAATCAAGATCACATTGAACGTCAGCCTTGACTGATATATAGTGTACATCTATTTGTTATTGTTTCTTTGTGGGGGGATTAAGGTCCCCCCTTTTAATGCTTTAGGAACTTAATGAACAACGTCTATATTTACGATTCATCTCAAATTCACGTATATGAGACCGAAGATCTCGGTAGCATCACTGATGTTGCTACGTCTACGGTAAATCATGGCGAGAAATTTTTTGATAGTATTGTAAATGTAGGCGTTGATTTTATTGTTCCTGTAGGTCAAGATTTTATTGTAAATGAAGTTACTGGGTCTATTGATTATGAAAATGTTTGGGTTACTGAAACGTTATATCCAGTATCAGGTAATATTAACTTTAGTGGTGGCGAAGAGAATGCTGCTACTGTAGTCTTCGTAGCAATTGCGGAAACGATTATATTGCGCGTGAGCGCCATTGTAGTCACTAAACAGGCATGGGCGGGGTCTGGCACCCTATTTGAGATTGGCAGCGGTCTGGAGCGAATGCTCGCTCCTTACATAGGGGGTTCTGGTGGTGTACCAAGTCTCAAGACTTATGGTGCTGCACATGATAGTGCCACAAGCAGCTATAATGAAGATGCAATAATAACCTATGGTAGCGATGCCGACTATGGTGTAGTCGCCGCTACTGTAGGTTCTTCTAATGACTATGGTCAAGTAACTGGAATTGTTACTGAAGGAGAGACAGACAACGGTACAGTCGTTGATGTCGGTGGTAGTAATCCCTTCGGTCTGTTCAGTATTACTGGATTCAATAGTAATCTCGGTAAAATTAAATCTTATTCTGGTTCGGGTTCATTCTCAGTTCTTTCAGGTGGTGTTGATCAACTTGAGGAACCATCTGGAGCACAAACTTACGTTGTTGGACGTGATCTAGCAACAGGACAATTTATCAGAAGAGATGTCATTGGATTAACATTCAGTGGCGGTAATCCAGAAGCATTTGCAAGAGTAGGATATCAAGGCAGCGGTGTGCTGTTTGGATTTAATAATGGTAATGAAGCGAAGGTATATGATTATACTACTGAATCTGCAGTAACCCTAGAACCATTAGTAGAAAATGGTAGTGTTGCATCATCTCATAGTACTTCTGATGATTATGGTCAGATAGCAGGAGTTGTTACTGAAGGAGATGCTGATAACGGTAGTGTTCTAATAACACAAACTACTCCAACGTTTGGTTTATTCAAATTTAGTGGTGGTGGTCATGGTGCTGCTAGATCTAGAGACTTTGTTGGTTCAGGATCGCTTTCTATTACCAAGCACATTGACTCCTATGGAGAGGGTCAAAGCAGTCAGATTGCGTTCATTCCCCATTATAGAAGTCGTGGTGGAATTGTGGTCACTAACCACATCATTCCCGATGCATTTGCCAAGACGCATGTTGGTTCTGGATCACTCTTCCATATCGGTGAGAAAACTGAAAGAAGAATATTCTCTTATAATGCAGAAGGTCCTGCACCAGTCTATGAGACTATCGGAAGTTCTGATGCTGGAATTGTTGATCAATCAGCAGGAATCAATGAAGATTATGGTATACTCACGCAAACATTTACAAATGGTATTTTAGATTATGGTCAATTAAAACCAGGATTCTTCAAGTTTGGTAATCTTAAGATCACTGGTGGTGATAGAGCACATGCTAATCCAAGAGCATATCTTGGCGAAAGTGAAATTAATATTAGTGGTGCAGCAACTGTACAGTTTAGTGAACCTGCAGTTCAAATTTATGTTTATGGTCATCGCCCACAGGAAGCAAGTCAGGGTGAATTTATTAAAATCATTGGAGGAATGTCCTCCATTATCACCTCTAAAGGTACTTACTTCACATCAGGTAGTTTGTTTAGTTCTGGTACAGTTGATGAATCAGCAGTCTTTGACTACAATGATTCTTCAATTGCAACAGTTCAAACACCAATTGATAATGGTCTAATTACTGCGTCTGGTTCCATATCTGATTATGGTCAGATTTCAGAACCAGGATATGGTGAGACTGACCTCGGTCAAGTAATTGCCACACAAACAACTCAACCATTTGGCAAGTTATTTGAACTAGCTGGTGGTGACATTGCTCATGCTAATCCAGTTGCATATACTGGATCTATTGCAAGAGTCAGAATTACTGGTGGATATAGTAATCTCAAGTTTACATCGGGAGCGGGAGAGTCTACGGTACTCTTCTCTACTTCCAGTAAAGGAGAGAATAGTTTCTCTAGACCTTACATTGCATCCGGTTCTCTCTTTAGTATTGGAGATAGAATTGAAAGAACTGCATATTCTTACAATATATCTTCTATTGTTGAGGTTGAAGATCCTACTGATTATGGAAGCGTTGCTAATAATGCAACTCAAACTATTGATAATGGTGACTTCTTCAGTTATGCGTTAGAAGAAGATCGTGGTTCTATGTGGTCTCTTCCTGGTGATGAGAATCCACTCGGAAAACTATTTGAAATCAAGGGTACTGCGATTGAACAGTTCTTCCCAATCTTTGCTTGGGATAAACTCAGCGCACCAATCAGGATCTTCAATGATCAGCAAGATCCTGCTGACTTCAGATTTATGCCTCACTGGAGAGGTGTTCCTGTCGGGTCTCCAAAACTTAGTAATGCTCCTGACGGAGAATTTAATACATATGCTCAGGCAAGACCTTTCATTGGCGGGGGAAGACTCTTCAGTATTGGAGATAAGTTTGAAAGTGCAACCTTTAACTACAACTCTAGTTCTGTTGTTACGTTCGTTATTGATGATGACTATGGTTCAATCGCTAATAATTCAACTACAAATATCAACTATGGTCAAATTGTTGATATAGTAACTGAAGGCGAGGAAGATCTCGGACAGGTTATTATTACGGAGACAATTCAACCTCTGACTGGGTTATATCAACTCAGCGGTGAAGGTGATACACAATTCTTCCGTGGTCCTTATGTTGTTAGACCAACTACTATTAGGATCTTTAATGAGCAGCAAGATCCTGCAGACTTTACATTTACTCCACATTGGAGATCACGTCCTTACGAACAAGGAAAACTCAGCGGTAATGCTGAAACTCCAAGAGCAAGAGATTTTGTTGGTAAGGGTAGACTCTTTGGTCTTGGTGATAAGGTTGAAAGCGCAACCTTTAGATATACCACAGGATCTATTGTTGTTGTTGAGACCCCAGAAGATTACGGTCTCATCAATTCAAATTCAACTCAGAATCTTGATCACGGTACAATTGGTAGTGATCTTACTCCTGGCGGTGAAGTTGACTTCGGTCAAATCATTATCACTGAGACTACACAATCTGCAACTGGTCTCTATAAGTTTACTGGCAACACAAGAACTCAATTCTTCCGTGGTCCTTATAGTGGTAAAGGTGAAATTTCCTTCTATAAAGGTCAAAGCGCCGCTACTGACTTTACATTCACTCCACATTGGAGAGGTGTTCCTGATGAACAGTTCAAAGTTTCTGGTATTGCTGAAACTCCAAGAGCTAGAGATTTTGTTGGTTCTGGATCACTCTTCCACATTGGAGAGAAAATTGAGAAGGCAGTATTCTCATATAATTCATCTTCTGTTGAGGTATTTGAGTCTCCAGAAGAATATGGATACATCACCAGTTCGGCATCAACAATTGATGACTATGGTTTATTAACCACAACTAGTGGTGGTGACTTTGATTATGGTGAGATCTTTATTACTCAGACCACCAAACCATACGGATTATTCAGATTCCGTGGCGGTGGACATGGTGCTATTAAAATATCCACTCCACCAACCAATACATTTAAACTTACAATTAGCGGTACTGCTATTGAGAAGTTTGGTTCTCAAGGAGGAGAATCTACAATTCTCTTCAAGACTTCTGGTGGAGAAATTAATGCCCTCGCCAAAGTATATGTTGGTGAAGGATCACTCTTCCACATTGGAGAGAAAATTGAGAAGGCAGTATTCTCGTATAATTCTTCCTCTATTGTTCTCGGAACAACTTATGAAGATTTCGCAACCGTTGCATCTACACCTACAACAACAGAAAATTATGGTTCAGTAGTAGATGCTTATCTACCACCAAATACTGATCATGGTGATATTGTAATTCTTCCAGGTAATGAAAATCCATTTGGAAGACTGTTTGAAATTACTGGTGGAGATAGCGGTCATAAGCAGACATTTGCTGAGTTCTCTAGTGGGTCACTATTCACTGCAATCGGAACTTCAGAGTGTGTTGGGTTTAACCCACCAGAAGAAACATTCCTCTTTGGATTCTCTGGCGCTGCAGTTGAGAAGCATGTTGAAAACTGGGTCGGATCTGGAAATATCAAGATTAAGGAGGAGACACCTCTCGCTCCTAATGCTGCGGTTAGATTCCGTCCACATTGGAGAACTCAACATCTTCTTGGAACTCCAAGAATTCTTGGTAATACTGAAGTTGCATTTAAGGGTGCATATGTATCTAAGGGTGTATTCCCCAGAATTTATACCCACAACCAAGGTAATGAGTGGCGCAGTTACCGTCCATCTCCTCGTTATGTCAACTCCATATACGGTAAAATCGGTGGATCTGCATTCGTCTATGGTGATGGTGATACTCGCAAGATTAATGTTTATCAATACTATGGTGATCTTGCAGAACCTGGAACTTCGGGTTCACTGTTCACATTCAATAGTGCAACTGAGGTAGCTGGATATAATCCATCAACAGAAACAGTTCTCTTTAGTGCCTACGGTACTTCACCATCTAAGTGGCTTCCTTCTTGGACATCACGTCCTGATGGTTCACCCAGACTTTCTGGTACTCCTGAACTTCAACTTAGATTCAACATCTTCACTAATCCTGAAGGTGAAAGTATTGCGATTGGTGGTGATGCAATTCCTGTTCGCACCATTGTTTATAATGGTAGTGGATCACTCTTCACTGCTGGTTCTAGTGCAGAGGTTGTTGGATTTAATCCATTCACCGACACAAGAGCATTCACCTTTAGTGGTGAACCAATTGTTAAGATTAATCTCAGAATCTTTGGTGGTGGTCAAATCTTCGGATTCGGTGGTGGTGCAGAATCTACAACAATTGATGCACCAGAAAGCACCGTTCTTTTCGTATCTTCTGGATCTGCGAATACAGATCGTTCACGCGCATACGAAGGAATTGGAACTGAATTTATTTCTGGTCAATCAGAAAATATTCGCACAAGAGCATTTGCTGGAGAAGGTTCGCTCTTCAGTGCAGGAAGTGCAGCAGAAGTTACAGCAATTTCCAAACCAGAAAGCACTGTTCTATTCAAGGCTTCTGGTGGAGAAGCAAATGCATTCGTCAGATCTGCTATTGCTGAAGGTAATATTACTATCAGCGATAATCTGGACGAAGCATTCGCAAGACCTTATATTGGAGAAGGTTCACTCTTCGGATTTAATGGTGCTGCCGAAGCGGTAACAATAGATGAAGAATCTATCGGTCTCTTTACATTCCAAGGATTTGCGGGTGTCCTCAGAGACAGAAGTTTCTCTGGTTCTGGTTCTCTCTTTAGTGTTGGTAACGCAGCAGAAGTTGCATCTGTCGCACCGGAAACAACGGGTCTCTTCAGAATCAGTGGTGATAGTGACGATTCCAGAACTAGAATCTTCGCAGGTACTGGATCTACGTTCCTTTCTGGAATTAATGAAGAATCCTTTACTAAGGGTAACTATGATGGAGAAGGTTCTTTCTCTACATTTGGTGGTGGCGCTGAAGTTGTTGGATTTAATCCTGGTGAAGAAACATTCCTATATGAATTTAATGGTAATGCTACTTCCACGAGAACAAGAGGATTCGCTGGTTCTGGAACTGCAAATGTTCATAATGATACAGTTGTTCCAATCATTACTCTTAGTTTCGTTGGTGAAGGTACACTTTCAACCTTCGGAGGAGCAGCAGAATCTAGAACAATTGATGTTGAGAACACTACTCTCTTTGAATTCCGCAATGGTGCTACGGAATCCTTCACTAAAGGTAATTACGATACTGAAGGATCGGCAACAATCTCAGGTGAAGCAACTGATATCAAACTTACCCGTGCTAACAGTGGATTCGCATATGTTAGTGCTACTGGTGATTCTCATGATACTCGTTCTAGAGCATATGAAGGATCTGGTTCTCTCTTCGGTCTCAATGGAGCAACTATTGCTAGAGCAATTGATTATGATGAAACTTCTATTGGGGCACAGGGAGAAGTTGTTTCTACCAATTTGTTTACACTTATTGGAAACAACCCAGGCAGTGTCACCAGAATTACACAAGCGACTACAGCGGAACTTATAACTGCAGGTGATGCGAAGACAAGACTCTTCCTCTTTAGTCCACCAAGAAAATTCGGAACCATAATATAATTATTTGTATAAATAAAAGAAGAAAATCTCTAGCTTAATAGAATGACTACTCAAGTACAATTCCGAAGAGGAACAACTGCTCAACACAGTACCTTTATTGGTGCGGAAGGAGAAATCACAGTTGATACCACTAAAGCGACGGCTGTTGTTCATGACGGAGTGAAGTCTGGAGGACATGAGCTTGCTACTAGACAAGGACTTCTTGCCATGGCAGTGGCGTTTGGTCTCTGATTTTTAGAAGTATAAACATAACCTTGTAAGGAAATTAACAAATGGCAAAGAAACTAATCCACTATTACACCTTTGATCCAGCCGCTAGGTCTGTAAAGGTAAAGGGTAATATCGCATCAACAAGGCTGCTGCTGATCACTAACGTTACTGATAATGTAAACATCTATAGTTTTAGTGACAATTCCTTGGGTTTGGACTCAAGAACTTATGATACAGCTAGCGATGAAACTACTTTCATCATTAATTTTGCAACAGGCAGCATGAATGCCTCTGATGAACTGCAGATTTTCTACGAAAAAGATTACGTTAATATTGAGCCTTCCGAGACTTATGTTGACGCTGTTTCAAAATTTAGAGTATCCAACCCAGAAAACCTGATTGATACTGACTTTGAATACGGTCCACAATCATCTAAGTGGGAAACACTTCAGACGATTAACAATATTCCTTCGTTCTATGCATCTACCGCTGATACTACTATTCCGTTCATTGACACAGTAGGGGCGATTCTTGATAGTGAAATTATTACTGTTACTACACAGTATGATCACAATTTACAAGTTGGTGTTCCCATCACAGTTACTGGTCTTAGCTCGGTAACCGCTGAAGGTGCATATCTAATTCAATCAGTACCAAGCACCACAACATTTACATATAAAGCAAGAGCTAATCAACCTGCAACTACACTATTGCAAGGTACTTATACTTCTATTATTCCGGGACAATTCTTCCAAGGTTCTCAAGTTAATTTGAGTGCTTCTAAAGGTATTACATCAGATTATTTTGAAAAAGTTGTAACAGTCAAACCTGTACAGGTACTTACAGTAACTGCTGATCTTGGTGCTGATATTACTATCAATACTCCCTTGTCTACAAGTGGTGGGGCACTAGCAACAGTTGTTGCTGTTGGTGGAGATAGTAGTGGTGGTTATGCTGGTGGATCAACCTTACTCACCATTGCAAATGCATCGGGCACTTTCACAGATGGCGACACGGTTGATATTCAAGGTACTGAAATTGATTATGTAATCGCAGCTGGCGGTGTTGGAACTACTTCTAATAAGTATTTTATTGATGAGGTTCTTACACCTAGACTAGATCTTGCTAGAGGTGCTATCTATGTGTTTGATCAGTCAAGCAGCACCAACACGACTCATCAACTTGAGTTTGCTGATGCCCAAGATGTTACATCAGCCGGTAATGCTGGTAATGTATTGTCTCAATATGTCTATGTATCTGGAACTGCCGGTTCAGCTGGAGCATATACTAGAGTTTATGTCACTAGTTCTAGTCCAAGTTACAATAACTTATGGTATAACTGTGTTAATCACCAAGGAATGGGAGATTATGCGGTCATTAGTTATGCGACTCAAACCAAAGTCATGCTTACAACTAAGTATGAGCATGGTTTTGCTGATGATACTAACTTCTACTTTGTAAATACCGTTTCTCCAAAAGTTCTGGAGATTCCCGATTCAACAGCAGACGAACCAGGAAATGTTAACGGTTGGCAAGGAACAGGAATTGCTAATGAGATTGTTGAAACATTAGCTCAAGCATCTGGTGTGCTTGATGTTGATGAAACAAAAGTAGTACCTTATAACTACGAATCTACTTATACTAAGAGATTTGATGAGTCCGATATTAATTATAGTACTGATACTATTAATATTGATAGTCACGGATTCCATGATAAAGCTGCTGTTCTTTACTATCCAAACCCAGGAGATACTCCTATTGCTGGTTTGGCTAGAATGCAGGTTTATTATATTCAAAAAATTGATGATAACAATTTCAAACTGAATCACAGTATGAGATTGAATTATACTCAAAACCTTTCCACTGGTGGTACGTTTACTTTTGGTAACCACAATGTAGGTCTTGTTTATAACATCTATGAAGAATATAAAGCATATAGTCAGTGGTATACATATCTCCGTACTTATTATATCTTTGGTAATACTTATTCTGGTTGGGATTTCAGTAACATTGACAGTAACTATGGATTAGGTAGACAGAACTGGGATCTCACGGTTCACTTTAGTACTAACAGACAAGGTAGTGGAAACTCTCCTGGTCCTGGTTTTGGTGCAAGTTCTAACTGGTACTGGTATAACTGGTCATGGCGTCAATATTATGGAACTTTCTGGCAAACCTATGGTTACCACCATCAATCTCTTCCTCTTGGAACGTCTCAATGGCAAGGAACATATGACTTCCTTACTGACCACGAAAACCAGGGTGTAAACGGGCAGAATAATGGTAATCATAGTCATGGATATACTACTGGTAATGGTAACGGAAATAACGTAAAAACTTACTGGACTGATAACTTCTATACTCAGCACGAAAGTAGTGGACAAAACTTTAGAATCAGAGGATCAACGCACTTCCACTGGTATCATAACGTTGGACATGGTAGTACTCTGAACCGTAGTTTCAATGGTCCTAATTCTGATGGACAAACCAACATGTATATTATGTTGGCTAAGAGAAACACGTCCACTAATGATAGTTTCTATGCAGAAAATCATGGTTTGGTAACAAATTCAAGTGCAACCCAATCTGGTAGTGGTAATATTCACTATTACTATAATAATGCTGGTAATAGAAGTACTTACAGTGCTGGCACCGTTTGGTATATGGACAAAATTGATTCTAACCGATTTAGAATTAAAACAAGTACAGGTGCTTCACCATTAAGACTTGCTGGTATTGATGGTACGATTGGATTTACTGCCGTTATCAATAACCCATTTGCTGATAGCATCTTTATTGCAAATAACCAGTTCTCTGCTGGTGAACTTCTTAAGTATGATACAACTGGTACTGAGATTGGTGGATTAACTAATGGAACTTCCTACTATGTTTATCCTATCACTGGAAACAGATTCCAATTAGCGGCATCTCAAGGTGGATCAATTATTGATATAACATCACAAGGTACTGGTTCTCACACATTTGAGAACACAACTGCTGATTTTGGTGTTGTTGATGGTTCTTATACCACAACTAAAGCAGTCAGTGAGACTGAACTTCAAGTCACAATTCCATTCAAGATTCCACCAACTAATAAGAGTTTCAATGCTGGATCTAACATTGCCAACAATCAGATTACTATCAATAACCATTTCTTTGGATCTGGTACTAAGGTAATCTATGATGCTGGTGGTAACACTGCAATTTCTGGTCTTACTGATGGCAAAGATTACTTTGTTTCTCAAATTGATCATAATACGATTGAAATCTGTGATACTGAGGCGGATGCACTTGCTGCTCCTCCAGTAAATATTACAATTTCTTCTGGTAGCGGTTTCCATAAGTTGATCAGTAGTAATCTTTCGGGAGAAGTTACTGGTCCTGGTAGTCTGACTGTTGAATCAGGTAGTAGAAAAATTATTGGTTCTAGTTCTGCATTCCAAAGATTCTTCAAAATTGGAGATGTACTGAGAATTGTAAACCCAGCAACAACTCCTGGTGTAATTATTGAAAGAAAAATTACTGCAGTTACAGATGACGACAACCTGCTAGTAGATATTGACTTAGACTTTACTGGTTCTAGCATCGTTTATCTGATTCCTTCTTACATCTATGTACGTCCTGATGGATTCTATCTCCATAGACCATTTGATGGTGGTATGGAAATCGGTACTTCTAAGTCACCTAACTCTAGAATCTCTAGACAGACTCGTAAGTACTTCCGTTATCAGTCAGGTAAAGGTATCCAGACTTCATATGCGATCAACTTTATTCCTCTGACACCAATTTTGGATCTTACTTATGTAACTGGTCCAAAGGCTACTGCATCTGAGGCTATTAGCGCGGCGCAGAATAGTACTGAACTTACAGTTGCTGACTCAAGTGTATATGAACTTCATATGTTCGTAACTGGATCAGCAAGTATTGTATCTGGAACTAGAATTTCGCAAATTAAAAATGCAACAACAGTTGTCATTTCTAATGCTTTAACTGCACCTATTAGTGGCACAACAATTACATTCCATCAATTAATTCTTGGTGAAGTAAGATGTTCTAAACCACATAACTTTACTGTAGGTCTGAAGATGAAAGTCATTAATTCTGATGACGTTGCATTCAATAACGAGTCATTCGTCAATACAGTTATTGATGAATTCAGATTCCAATATCTTCTTGAATCAACACCTGCAATTTCCTCTTCTGGCGGATTCCCACAAGCACAAGTTCTTAACTGGTCTGGTTGCGATATTCGCGCAGGTATGTTTGATGAGCAAAATGGTTTCTACTATGAGTTTGATGGCAACACCATTAACTGTGTAAGAAGAAGTTCAGTTCTTCAACTTCCTGGTTTAGTCTCTGTTGAGAATAATTCTAATATTATTATTGGTACTGATACTAAATTTACATCAGAAATTATTGAGGGTGAAAATATTGTTGTTCGTGGCATGACTTACAGGGTTGTTAAAGTAACCAGTAACACTCAACTCACAGTTCAACCTTCTTATCGCGGCATCACTACAAGTGAGGTTATCTGTACTAAGACTGTAGATACGAAAGTACCACAAGCCGAGTGGAACCTTGATAAAGCAGATGGTGATGGTCCTTCTGGATACACTCTGGATATTACTAAGATTCAGATGTGCTACATGGATTATTCCTGGTATGGTGCTGGTAAGATTCGTTTTGGATTCAAAGATCAAAACGGTCATGTCAAGTATGTCCATCAATTCAAGCATAATAACAAATTGACAGAATCTTATTTCCGTTCAGGTAACTTGCCTGCACGTTATGAAATTGAAAATAGTTCATCCCCAACATTCACTGGAACTCTGTTCCACTGGGGTACTTCAGTTATTATGGATGGTATGTATCAGGATGACGAAGCGTATCTGTTCACCGCTGCTGGTAATGTCCAGAAGTTTACTAACGCAACTGCTGTTGACGTTAATACAAATTCCAACTCTACTATTCAGTCAGAGTGGTCTTCTTGGTATAATAGGAAATTCTTTATCAGAATTCCATTCGCATCTAGTGATGCAGGTAGTCTACCTTCCAACTCACTGATCTTCCATTCTAGTGCCGCGAGCGGTTACTTCGCTGACGGTAGAGCAATTGACCCAAGAACTCGTACATCAGGCAGTACACACTTTGTTTATATTCAATATCTTGAAGGTACTACTGAAGAGTTCCCATGGAACTATGCTAGTGTTATCAACACTAAGATAGGTAATCCTGCTGTTAACAGTAGTACCACTTTCGGTGTTGGTGCTCCTTCTGGAACTGACAACTCAATTCCAACTGATATTCCTCTGATCTCTATTAGACTTGCACCTTCGGTTGACTCATCAATCACGGGCGCACTGGGAGAAAGAGAAATTATCAACAGAATGCAATTGTCGCTTTCTTCCTTGGGTATCTTGACAACTCATGATACAGAACTTACTTTGAAACTGAATGCTCAATTAAATACTGACGCATATCAGAATGTTCAGGAACCTTCACTATGTCAACTTGTCAAGCACGCGCCTGATGATATTATCTCAGGTGGTTCAGGAATTCTATCGCTGAGAGCGGCAGGTGCTGGTAATGGTCAAACGCAGGCAACTAACTTTGATCTTACCGACATCTCTGACCTTGGCAACTCAATTCTTGGTGGTGACGGAACCTTCCCTAACGGACCAGATATTCTGACTATCATCGCAAACGTTGTTGACTCATCGGACGTTAGCATCAACAATCCTTATTCAGTATCCGCAAGGGTAACCTGGAAGGAATCACAAGCATAATTTAGGAGAAACACTACAATGGCTGATCGTATTCTTAATGCAATCACAGATCAGTCCCGCACTTTTGCGGGACTTGAGTCCCTTCTCAATCAAGTAGATTGGACTTTTAGAGATATAGAAGATGAGGCAGCTGCAGAAGCTGCTAAAACTAAGTATTTGGATGCAGTTGAATATGCACTCCAAATGCGTTCAGGTTGGAGAGATGATGTAACCCATCTTCATAATAAAGTTCAGGTATCAAAACTTCTTGAACTTTGGAATGGTATCGCATCAGGTCCAGGTAACAAATTGAATAGAGGTGAATGGGTCTGATATCAGATTCATAAAAAAAGAGGGGGGTCTTACGACCTCCCTTTTTTATTATCTAATTACAGAAACTAAAGAATATCTAACATCTTCAACTGTAGGATCATATGTAATTGTATGCCAAATTTTGCCGCGATACATTAAACAAGAATTATATTCAGCAGGGATGTAAAGATATCTAGACCAAATATCATTACCACTCCAGTGAACCCAGTCTTCAACTACATCATCTTCAAGCATAAGTTCATCATATTTTTCCTGAGTTAAACATGAGGGTGGAAATGATTTACTAGAAATAATTTTATCATATACTTCTTTAATATCAGGTTCGTTTAATCTTCTGCTAAGATCATCATCAGTATAAATTGGATTTGTTTTAGTATTAATTTTATAAAAAGAAGTTCCTGTATTTTTTACATCAGTCAGGTAAAAATTTGCAGCAATTGAAAAATAATCAACATGCGGCATATAATTCTTGCCAATTGATTTCATGCTAGGGTAGCAGCAATTAGTATAGTTTCTAAATCTAATATCATTTAAACTATACTTAAAAAGTTTATTATCCCTTCCAACTTTAGCAACTTGACTATTCAATTTAGTCAGGTAAATGTCATCAATTGGTTGTTGAAACCCTGGAGCTTTACTTTTTACCGCAGATGATTGACCAAGTTCAATTGATTTATTTCTGTCCTGACATGGAAATTTTGAACAAAACTCTGCAAGATCATCAGGTCTTTTCAAAACATTTTTTATTCTAAGATATTTTCCTCCTTCATGTTTATGAAGTTCTACTTCCATATCAGGATTAAATTCACATATCTCTTCTAACTCTTTAGAAGTATATCTAGAAAATTTATCTAGGGTTATTCTTCGTAATGCTGTTGTTGTTGCTGCTGACATTGGGGAGTTGCAAAAGAACAAGTAAAAGTATACCTTTCATTTTCTGTAAATTGTGGGGTAGTGAATTTATCACTTTTCCAGATAACAAGTCGGTTTCTTTTAGATGGAATATAATGAGCTTTTTTAAACATAGGATGGTCTTTCACTTCTTCATATTTAACGAGATCATTATTTACCATACACTTCAAGTTTAAAACATCTTGAATTTCTCTTTGGAGTTCTTCTTCTTCTAGCATAATCTCACTAGTACCACTATATGATTTGTCCTCATATTGGAAATTCCAGAAATTTAGTCCAATTTTATGATCTTCAGTATCGTTGTCAAACATTAAAGTAGCGGTATACTCTCCACTTTCAGGGCAAGGAAAATTTGCATTTTCATTGATAATCATGCCCTCATACATTAAATGACCATTAATTAAAGCAGTCGTAGTCAGAAATTGATAGTATTCCTGATTATAATATTGACCTTCCAATGTAGTTGGAACATACTCAGTATCAACTAAAATCTCATGAATGTTTCTGATGTAGTTATCAAAGTAATGATTAGGATATAGTTGAATTGCACCCAGGTCGGGTCTTCTAAATTCTTGTTTATCATCACTATGTTCATATAAAATTTCTGCAACTTGATGACCGACATCAAATGGAAATTTTAAAAGCGATGATTCAAACTTTTGAATATCAAACGCAAAGTTATCAACTACAACATAATCGTCGTAGTCTTCAACTTCATAATTTTCGTTATTTGCTCTAAGATTATTTAAGTTATCAAAAATGTTGATGGTATCAATTAATGCCATTTTTATATTCCTCAGTTAGATTCTGAAACTAATGCTTGTGATGGATCTTCAGATTCATTTCCAATGAAAGGTGATGTATTAGTTAAAGATTTCTCAGGATAAACGGTTTTTGTATTTGCTGCTTGCCATTTTTGAAGAATCTCAAAATATTGACCCACAACTTCTTCATGTGGTTTATAGATACAACGAACAAAATCCTCAGTAAAACGATAAGTTCTTTCAGCAGATAATGGTGCCCACGCTCTAAATTCAACAGAAGAAGAATTTTCAAGATTCGCATCATCAATATCTTCAGTATTAATTCTTTGATTCATTGATACTCTTACTTCATAGGGTTGATCAACCAAATACCCCAAAGATTTATTTTCGCCTGGATCAAGTGCTTCTCTTACATCTGCAATTACAGACTCGCCGGTTTCAAGAAGTAAAATTTGAATGCTCATTGTTTTTGTCGTACATACACTACATTATAACACATTTTTCACTCAAATCAAGTGACTATATATTGTGTCAGTTTTATTTATTACCAGTTAAAATGAGCATTGATACGGATATCCCCCTATATCAAGTTATTGAAGAACTTGAAAAGAAATGGGGTGAAAAAACTCACATGGTTATTGACGCTTTCATTGATGAAGGTTCTCCAGAAGAAGATCTCCCACCTGTAGATAATAAAGAGATTCCAGAAAATCTTTTATTTTGGTGTGAGTTTCAAGATCAAGTAAAAGTTTTTGACAACCTCGCATCTGCAAAACATTGGTTTCTGGAAGAAGTTGAATATAAAGAAGAATATGATATGATTAATAATAATGAGGATAATGAATGAAAACAAGTAAAGGTGAATTGATCGCAATATTACCGCAAACAGTATATGCTGCGGATGATGTTTGTTCTGACTATAATGAAGAATTTAAAAAAGAAATTTATTCCTTATGGAAAGATAATGCATTCAATCAAAATGATTATTTCAATGTACATTCTTCACATCATGAAAAAAATAGTCTCCATAGAATTCCGCCATTTAAGTATCTGACTAAAGAAGTAGAAAAACACATCTATGAGTTTCTTCTTGCGTATGGGTATAACGAGTTTATTGCCAGAAATATTAAAATATCTCAAATGTGGTTTAACATTGGAGAGAAAGGAAATTATCTTTTCCCCCATACTCATCCAGGAAGTTTTATTTCGGGTGCTTTTTATGTTCAAACCAATGAAGAAAATTGGTTACAGTTTTATGATCCTAATAAATTTAGTGCAGTAGCACAACCAGATAATGTTAATGATTTTTCCACTAACATGTATCCAATAAAATGTGAAGATAATAGACTACTGTTATTTCATTCCAATTTACATCATGATACCATTGAGCAAAAATGTGACCGACATAAGATTGTAATTTCATTTAATACTACAGCAATGTTCTGGAAAACTGGCGAAGGAGTATAGGTTATAAATACCTTTAGGAAACTAGGGTATTTTTTTATTCATGGCACGACCCTCAACACGCCAGGAGTTAATTGACTACTGCTTAAGGAAATTAGGTTTTCCCGTCCTAGAGATTAATGTAGATGATGATCAGATTGAGGATCTCATGGACGATGCTATTCAATTCTTCCAAGAGCGTCATTTTGATGGAAGCATCAAAACATTTTTAAAAGTAGAAATTACTAAACAAATGATTACTGACGCGAAAGCGAGCAGTACAATTGCTGGTACTGATTTTAAGGAGCAAAATAATTATATTACTGTTCCCGAGCATGTGCTTGGTGTAACGCAAGTCTATGCTTATGACAATAGTTCATCAGCGACATCAGGAAATATTTTTAGTATGAAGTATCAGTTGTTTCTAAATGATTTCTATAACTTTGGTTCAATGGAAATCTTGAACTACTATATGGTTAAGCAGTATCTGGAAACTCTTGATTTTGTTATTGGTAACTTCAAACCAATTAGATTTAATAAGAGAGAAAATAAATTATACATTGATACTGACTGGGGTAATATTACTGCAGGACAACATTTAATTCTTGACTGCTATAGAATGATTGATCCTAATAATGCAGTAGAAATTTATAATGATGTATGGTTAAAGAGATATCTTACCGCTCTGATCAAACGTCAGTGGGGTCAGAATCTAATTAAATTCAAGAACGTATCACTTCCTGGTGGTACAACTTTGAATGGTAGAGAGTTCTATGAAGATGCACAAGAAGAAATTGAAACCATTCTTGGTGAATTTAAATTAGCAGCAGAGTTACCACCACTAGATATGATTGGGTAAGATGAAAAATTTATATTTCACACAAGGAACAAAAGGTGAGCAAGGTCTTGTTCAGGATCTTGTAGACGAACAGATCAAAATGTATGGTCTGGAATGTTATTACATTCCTCGTCAAATCCATGAGGATAAATTATGGAATGACATCTACTACTCGCAGTTTAAGGATAGTTATCTTATTGAGATGTATCTTGAAAGCTTTGATCAGTTTGGTGGTAATGGAGACATGCTATCAAAGTTTGGTATGAGAGTTACTGACGAGATTCAACTTACAGTATCAAGGAGACGTTGGAAAGATTTTGTAGATGTCTCTACTAATAAAATTGTATCTGGAAGACCTAATGATGGTGACCTTATTTGGTTTCCACTAAACGAGACAGTATTTGAAATCAAATATGTAGAAAATCAAAAACCTTTCTATCAACTAGGAAGTCTATATACATATACCATGACATGTGAAGTCTTTGAGTACGGTGACAGTATCTTTGATACTGGTGTGCCAACAATTGATAATACTGAAATGGAATCTGGAGTATATCCAATTCTACTCAGTCTTGGTGGTTCTGGTAACTTTACCCAAGATGAAAAAATTATTGGAACTAGATTTGATGCTGCTGCAACTACGGTAGCTAATGCTCAAGGACAATTAGGTGCTATTACTATCACCAGTGCGGGTGGTAAATATACTACACCTCCTACTGCCTTCTGGTATTCGCCAACTAATAGTTTGATTGGTAATTCAACAACTGAACTTACTAATGGTGTCATCAGTAGAGTTAACTCACCAACAACTCCATACATTTATGGGGATGTTGAATATGATGACATTGGTCAAATTACAAATATCACAGGTTGGAATCCAACTATTGTAATTGAATCCTCTCCAGGTAATACCGTTGGTAAAGTTGCTGAGTTTGATCCTGACACAAGGATTTTGAAAGCAGCATATATGAACGGAACTTTTGATATTAATGAGCAGATCTGTGGTGAGGATTCTGGTGCTAAGTGGGTTGTAAGTTCTTTTGATACTCTTGATATGACTGATTCATTTTCTGAAAATAGAGAACTTGAAACGGCAGCGGATGACATTCTTGACTTCACAGAAAAAAACCCCTTTGGCGAATTTGGTAATTTTACAGGTAGCTTCTAATGTTAGGAAATTATTTTTATCACAAAATTATTAGGAAGACAGTAACTACATTTGGTACTCTTTTTAATAATATTCAATTAAAAACTTTTGATGCTAATGACAAGCTTGTCGTAGAGCAGAAGGTTCCCTTGGCATATGGTCCAGTCCAAAAGTTTTTAGCAAGACTAACACAGTCGCCAGATCTAGACAAGAAGGTAACTATTACAGTACCTAGAATGTCATTTGAAATGACTGGAATTAATTATGATGCTGGAAGAAAAGTTCCGCCTATTCAAAAAAATAGGAAGGTTGGTGATGGACAAACAACCACAACCAATGTGCAGTATCTTCCTGTTCCATACAATATCGGATTTGAATTAAATGTAATTTCAAAATCTCAAGATGATGCTCTTCAAATTCTTGAGCAAATTCTTCCTTTCTTTCAACCTAATTTTACAATGACGGTAAATCTTATTCCCGAAATGGATGAGAAAAGAGACCTTCCCATCATCTTAGAAAATATTGATTTTACTGATGATTATGAAGGTGATTATTCCACAAGAAGATATATTTATTATACCCTAAGATTTACAGTCAAGACATACATGTATGGTCCTGTTGCTGCCAATGATATCATTAGAAAGGCTATTGCTACTACTCTTGTTGGTGATCTTAATACCAACCAAAGAGCACTTGAGTATAATGTTACACCTAAAGCATTAGAAGATAAGAACACTGATGGTGTTATTAATGCTGCTGACGACGCTCTGTTACAACCAGATGATGATTTTGGATTTAATGAAGGAGTGATATATCATGGACAATAAATTTCAGCAGAACATGGAGGATGTTTTTGACATCACTCCTATGGATGAAGAGGAGCAACCCAAACCCAAAAAGGTTGATGTTACTAGTGCTGATGTAGAGACAGATTACAAGTATGCCCGTGGTGAGTTATATGAACTCATTCAGAAGGGTCAGGTTGCCATTGAGGAGTTGCTTGACGTTGCTAGGAGCAGTAATCACCCAAGAGCATACGAAGTCGCCTTCCAGGGCATTAAGAACGTTGCTGACATCACTGATAAATTATCTGATCTTCAGAAAAAGATGAAAGATCTAGGTCAAGAAGAAAAGAAAGGACCAACAACAGTTAACAATACTATGTTTGTAGGATCCACTGCTGATCTTGCAAAGATGTTGAAGCAAGCAAAAAATAAATTAGAAGATAAATAATTAAAAATTATAGAACAATGATTATCAAACCCGTATCAGTTGCTGTTGATCTTGACTCTGCAGCAAGCAATGTATCTTCAGCAACATTAGTCTCAGTCGTAAATACTAATAGTGCTGCTTGCTTGATTGTTAATAGCAATGGAAATAATTTTTACATCGGCGCTGGTGAGCGTGTTGAGGTAAAGAAACTTCCTGCAGAAACTCTTGAAGCAACTACAGGTTCTTCTGCTTCTGTGTGGGCATCATCTGTTGCCCATCTTAATTGAATAAATACCCTAGTAAACCCTCCCTGCTGGCATGAAGACATTTAAAGAATTTAGAGAACTAAGCGAAGCGAAGAATGGACTCTATGCCAACATCCATGCTAAGAAGAAGCGTGGAGAAGCACCTGCTAAACCTGGATCCTCCGATTATCCAGACAAGGATGCTTTCAAAAAGTCGGAGAGGACTGCTAAAGAAGAATTTGAACTCACCCAAGAAGGAGCAGCCTGGACAAAAAAGTCAGGCAAAAGTAAGTCAGGAGGACTTAACGCAAAAGGACGCAGATCTTATGAAAAGGAAAATCCAGGATCTGACCTTAAAGCACCAAGCAAAAAGGTTGGAAATCCCCGGAGGGCATCCTTCTGCGCTAGAATGAAAGGAATGAAAAAGAAATTAACTTCCAAGAAAACTTCTAGAGATCCTGATTCAAGAATTAATAAATCACTGAGAGCTTGGAACTGTTGATAAATGGCTGATAAAGTTTATAAAGGTTCGCCTAATCTAAAGGCGGCGAATGTGGAAATGAGTTTCACTCCTGATCAAGTTCAGGAGTGGTTAAAATGTGCTGACGATCCCGTCTACTTTACTATAAATTATATCAAAATTGTGTCACTGGATGAGGGTCTGGTGCCATTTAAGATGTGGGACTTTCAAGAAGAAATGATTGAAAGGTTCCACAGTAATCGTTTTAACATTGCCAAACTACCACGTCAGACTGGTAAGAGTACCACTGTGGTTTCTTACCTGCTGCATTATTGTATCTTTAATGATAATGTCAACATCGGTATTCTAGCAAACAAACTAAGCACATCCAGAGAACTTCTCGGCAGGTTGCAACTTGCTTATGAAAACCTTCCTAAGTGGATGCAGCAAGGTATTGTGTCGTGGAATAAAGGATCTCTAGAACTTGAGAATGGTTCTAAGATCATGGCAGCATCTACTTCTAGTTCTGCTGTCCGAGGTATGTCATTCAACATCATCTTCTTGGACGAATTTGCATTCGTTCCAACTCACATTGCCGAGCAGTTTTTCTCCTCAGTATACCCTACGATCTCCTCAGGTAAGTCTACTAAGGTTATTATCATATCTACCCCTAACGGGATGAACATGTTCTACAAGCTCTGGCATGATGCTGAGAGAGGTAAGAACGAATACATCACTACAGAAGTACATTGGAGTCAAGTTCCGGGTAGAGATGCAAATTGGAAAGCACAAACTATTGCAAACACTTCTCAACGACAGTTCACTCAAGAATTTGAGTGTGAGTTTCTGGGATCTGTAGATACATTAATTGCTGCAAGTAAATTGCGAACACTGGTGTATGATGATCCTATTACTAGTAATAATAAAGGTTTAGTAGTATATGAAAACCCGCAAAAGGACCACGATTACATTATTACTGTTGACGTTGCCCGTGGTGTGGGTAGCGATTATAGTGCATTTTTGGTTTTTGACATTACAAAGTTCCCTTACAGGTTGGTAGCACGATATAGGAACAATGAAATTAAAGCTATCATGTTCCCTACAATTATTGTTGATATTGCCAGAGGATATAATAGAGCATACATTCTAACTGAAGTTAATGATATTGGAGATCAGGTAGCGTCTATGATGCATTATGATCTTGAGTACGATCATATTCTTATGTGTGCCATGAGAGGACGTGCTGGTCAGATTGTTGGCACAGGATTTTCTGGAAAGAAAACACAACTCGGTGTCAAGATGTCTAAGACTGTGAAAAAGATTGGATGTCTAAACTTAAAAACTTTTATTGAAGATGATAAACTTGTAATTCCAGACTACGAGACTATTGCAGAACTAACAACATTTATTTCCAAACGAGAATCGTTTGAAGCAGAAGAAGGATGTCATGATGACCTTGCAATGTGTCTAGTAATCTTTGCTTGGTTAGCGGTACAAGATTACTTTAAAGAAATGACAGACAATGATGTCCGTCAAAGAATCTATGATGAGCAGAAGAATCAGATTGAGCAAGACATGGCACCATTTGGTTTTGTTTCTGATGGTCTAGAAGATCAAGAAAGTTTTGTGGATAAAGAAGGAGATCGTTGGTTCTTAGATGAGTATGGTGATGTATCTTCTGAGTTTACTTACATGGGTTCTCATTTATAATGAAATGTATTAATTGTAATTGCAGATCTTTTGATGAGATGATTGTTGGACATTATCTTAACAAGATGCAGGCATTTTCAGATCCTAGTAGGTGGCCACAAGTTAATATTTTATATTCTAGATTAGAGAATAATTTACTAGAATTAAAACAATGGTATGATTATAAAACTGAAGATGAACCATATCGTCATTATCATATTACATATGAATATATTAATGATACTACTGTAATCACCCATCCAATTAATCAAGAAACGGGAGACCCTAGTTGTATTTTGGAGTGGAAATATGATGATAATTGGTGGACAGGTTCAGTCAAAGGTGAATGCACTATAAACAACGCAAGAGTTGAATCTTTTATTCAATTCAATGGATCTTTATATCGTTCTTTGGATACGGGATATGATATAGATACAGGAGATTTTGTTTGGGGAACAGAACCCGGCAAAGGATTATTTGAATTTGAACGTTTGGAATAATGGATTTTGAAGAAGAGTTTGAATTAGAACATCTACTTTTCACTCAAAGGAAATGTAGATCTTGTGGGGCAATAAAAGATCTCGTGACGGATTTTTATAGGACTAGGAAAGGTAGAGCGACACCATCTGCATATGCATATGAATGTAAAATATGTACTGTCACGAGGATTACTAACTTAAGAAAAAAAGACGCTAATAGATGGGAATACCCTGATTGGTGATGTGTTCATGTAATGTTTCCCCACTTAAAACATAGGTTTTAATAAATAATCACAGAACAAAATATGTACTTTAGGGGCAAACATGGCATCTCAATCATCGCCAGGTATTATTGTTCAGGAACGCGATTTTACTAACTCACGTCTCCAGGAAACAATTACCAATGTCGGCGCTATTGCTGGTCCTTTCACGAAAGGAGAAGTAGGCGTTGCAAAATTAATCACTAACGAAAAAGAACTAGTTGAACAATTCGGAAAACCAACCGCAGACAACTACGAATTTTGGTTTACTGCTTCCGAGTTTCTTAACTACGGTGGCAATCTTCAAGTAGCAAGAATTTCTAGTTCTTCTGCTTCTCATTTAACTAACTCTAATGATGCTTCTGTTACAACATTAAAAATTAATAACATTGGTGACTTTGAAGCAAACATTGAAGGCACTTCACAGTCTTATAAGTTTGCTGCTAAGACACCGGGTACATGGGGCAATTCACTAAAAGTTATCACAATTGATTCTGGCGCTGATCAAATTCTGACACTCGCGACCGGTGTAGCATTTACAGCTGGTGACGCTGTTACTGACGGAACTGCTACTGGAGTTGCATACGAAACAAACAGTGGAGACACAACGAAAGTTGCTGTTGTTCTTGACGCTGGTTCTGCTAAGTTCGTTAAGAATGGAACAGTAAGCACAGAAAACGTTGATGCAGTAGTTGACTGGTATGATCAGCAAAGTGCTGTAACAGGTGTTAAGTGGGCTGCACTTGCTCCTCGTCCTGGTACTTCTCCTTACGCTGCGGCTCGTGGTGGTGCTAACGATGAGATGCATGTTGTAATCATTGATGAAGATGGTGGTATTACAGGAACTTCAAATACAGTTCTAGAAAAAATTCTATTTGTATCAAAAGCATTTGGTGCTAGGACTACAGAAGGAGAAGGTAACTTCTTCCAAAATGTTGTCAAAGGTCGCTCCAAGTATGTCTATTCAACTGCATATGAAACTGTTTCTACCTATGCTGCTTCTGGTCAAGTAGATGTTGACGGTACTAATGGTGCTGCTTCGGACTTTAAACTGTTTGGTCATAAATCATATAGTTTATCTTCAGCATCTGACTATCAGAATTACAATGTAGGTAATGAAACTCAAACATATCTAGATGTATTCTCAGACGTTGAGACACTAGTACTTGATTATATCCTTACTGGTCCTGCAAGTCTCGCGAAAGCAAACTCACTGATCAATCTTGCTAATACTAGAAAAGATTGTATTACATTTGTATCTCCTCAGAGATCTGATGTTCTTGGATCTGGTGCTGCTACTGCTGCTGCCCAGACAGAAAATGTCGTAGACTTCTTTGAAGCAATCAGCGACAGTTCTTCTTACGCTGTATTTGATAATAACTATAAGTACATCTACGATAGATTCAATGATGTATATCGTTGGATTCCAACTAGTGCTGACGTTGCTGGTCTTTGTGTTAACACAACAGCTATCTCAGAACCTTGGTTCTCTCCTGCTGGTTTCAATCGTGGTAACCTGAGAAACGCAGTTAAGATTGCTTACAACCCATCTAAAGCTCAGAGAGATGAACTTTACGGTAAGCGTATCAACCCTATCGTTTCATTCCCTGGTCAAGGCATCGTTCTGTTTGGTGATAAGACTGCTCTTCGTAGTCCTTCCGCTTTTGACAGAATTAACGTTCGTCGTTTGTTCCTTCTTCTTGAAAGAACAATCAAAGATTTCTCTAAAGGAGTTCTCTTTGAACTGAATGATTCCACAACACGCTTCCAGTTCCAAACGCAAGTCAATAACTACATGCGTGACGTTCAGGCAAGAAGAGGTATGACTGATTTCCTCGTGGTTGCCGATGAATCCAATAACACTGCAGATGTTATTGATAGAAATGAATTTGTTGCAGACATCTATATCAAGCCATCTCGTTCAATTAACTTCATCACTCTTACATTTGTTGCGACCCGCTCAGGTGTTTCTTTTGACGAAGTAATTGGCAGAGTTTGATAAAAAATAAATACACTTAAGGAGATAATCAAACAATGGCAAACCTTTCTACGTTTAAGAACAAAATTGGTTATGGGTTACGCCCTAATCTTTTTAGAGTTACTGTCCCAACTGTAGGGACAGCAATCCAAGGGGCATCAGATTTCAATCAATTAGCCGACAGTTTTTCATTCCTATGTCGCTCTGCTGGCATTCCTGCCAGTACAGTTGGTACGGTAGAAGTTCCTTTCAGAGGAAGAGTCATCAAACTTCCTGGTGATCGCACCTTTGAATCATGGACAGTTACTGTCATGGCTGATGAGGATCTAGGACTCCGTTCTTTCTTTGAGCAATGGATGGATCGTCTTAACAAGCATGATGATGGAGGTGGTTATACTGCAGAATATGCAGCGACTCTTCAAGTTGATCAACTTTCAAGAGGAGTATCTTCAGGAAATGATGATACAGATCCCCATAGCATCATCAGAACTTATCAGTTTATGAATGCTTTTCCAAGTAATATCGCTCAGATTGACTTGGCATATGATAACAACAATAGTATTGCTGAATACACTGTTGAATTCCAGTATGATTACTGGAGTGTTGAGGGATCTGTAGGTACAGTAAATCTTGCATAATTCTTGCATGATAAATAACTACAGTAAAACGTAGTTCAATTATACAATGGCGGAGTTATTTGGGTTTTCTCTTGATAAAGAAAACCAAAAGAAAAAGAAACAGCAGGGGATAGTCTCCCCTGTTGCTCCTAATAATGACGACGGGACCGTAACAATCTCTGCGGGAGGTTATTATGGTCAATACGTTGACATGGAGGGTGTCTCTAAAAATGAGTTTGAGCAGATCCGAAAGTATCGCGAAGTCTCATTACACCCTGAAGTTGACTCAGCAATTGACGAAGTAGTCAACGAAGCAATCGTTGCAGATGGTGATGATTCACCTGTAGAAATTGAACTCTCTAATCTTGACCAGAGTGATACAATCAAGAAGAGAGTTAGAGAAGAATTTAACGAGATCAAACGCTTACTGCAGTTTGATAAAAAATGCTATCATATTTTTAGACGTTGGTATATTGACGGAAGACTGTATTACCATAAGGTAATTGATGTTAACAAACCTACTGAGGGTATTAAAGAACTTCGCTACATTGATCCGTTAAAGATCAAAAAAATGCGTGAGGTTAAAAAGAAACCTACTCCTGGACAAGGAGATGCTGCAAAATTAAACTATGGTGATATAACCGAATACTATCTCTACAATCCTAAAGGAATATTCAATCACAAAGCAGCGGTTAGTCTTGCAGGGAACGATCAACTTGGTGTGAAGATTGCACCTGATGCGATCACGTATTGTACATCAGGACTGATGGACATGAATCAAAATCTGCCATTGTCTTATCTTCATAAGGCATTGAAAGCAGTTAACCAACTGAGAATGATTGAAGATTCTCTGGTTATCTATAGAATGTCTCGCGCTCCTGAGCGTAGAATTTTCTACATTGACGTTGGTAATCTTCCAAAGGTCAAAGCAGAACAGTATCTGCGTGAGGTTATGTCTCGCTATAGAAATAAACTGGTATATGACGCCAGCACTGGAGAGATTCGTGACGACAAAAAGTTCATGAGTATGCTAGAAGATTTCTGGTTGCCTCGCCGTGAAGGTGGTAGAGGTACAGAAATCACTACACTCCCTGGTGCTCAGAACCTCGGAGAACTTAAGGACGTTGAGTATTTCTTAAAGAAACTCTACAAATCGCTTAATCTCCCACCATCTCGCGTGGGCGAGGAAAAGGGATTTAGTCTCGGCAGATCAAATGAGATCTTGCGTGATGAACTTAAGTTTATCAAATTTGTTGGAAGGTTGCGTAAAGAATTCTCGCATATCTTTAATGACATGCTGAAGACCCAACTCATTCTGAAAGGTGTTATTACCGTAGATGATTGGGAAATGATAGAGCAGCATATTCAATATGACTTCTTGTTTGATAACCATTTCACTGAACTAAAAGAAATTGAAATGATTGGCGAGAGGTTAAATCTCGTAGAGAGAATGCAACCTTTCCTTGGGGTATATTATTCCAACGATCACATCAAACGTCAAATCCTACAGCAAAAAGAATCTGAAATGGAAGAGATCCGTATTCAAATTGATGCTGAGAAAAAGTCTGGTGAACTGATGGATACTCCAGTCATGCCAGTAGAAGATCCTAATGCCGCATTGCCGCCTGCAGGTGGACCTGTTGATACATCATCAAAGGCTCCTATGAAGGCGCAAACTTCTAAAGAAGTTGAAAACTAAATAATACATAGATTAAATACTATTATGACTGTCACTAAAGAATTGATTGATAAAATTGTGAACGGAGAAAACTCTGTCGCATCTGATGAAGTAATTGATATCCTGTATGCAAAAGCATCTGAAGTATTAGATACTTATAAAAAAGAGTATGCTGGTCAAGTTATGAATCCAACTGAAGAGAAACCTGAAGTTGCATCTGAAGTTCCTGAAGTAGAAGCATCTGCTGAAGAACCTATTACAGAACCCGAACCCACAGAAAAACCATGAAACTTATCGTAGAACACATTGAGGATATTGAACTCCTCACTGAAGAGAAAGATGGAAAAGAGTATACATATATTCAGGGAGTATTTCTCCAGGGTGATATCAAAAATCGCAATGGTCGTGTATATCCTATGCCTGTTCTTCAGCGCGAAGTTACTAATTACAATGAAAATTTTGTAAACAAGTCCCGTGCTCTTGGAGAACTCGGTCATCCTGATGGTCCTACCATTAATCTTGATCGTGTTTCTCATAAGATTGTAGAACTTTACCAGGATGGTGCAAACTATATTGGTAAGGCAAAATTGCTTGAAACTCCAATGGGATCAATCGCTAAGAATCTTCTTAGGGAAGGTGTTCAACTCGGAGTTTCTTCTAGAGGTGTAGGTAGTTTAGAATCCAAAGGTGGTTCTAATTATGTCAGAGATGATTTTATGCTTACTACTGCTGCGGATATTGTAGCAGATCCTTCTGCTCCTGATGCATTCGTCAACGGAATTATGGAAGGAAAAGAATGGGTCTGGAACAATGGCGCTTTCAAAGAAGCAGAACTTCAGCAAGTAAGAGAGAATTTAGAGAGAGTTTCACGCGGAGAACTTGAGGGTAAAATCCTTGAGAGCTTTGAAAAACTACTCTTTAACTTATAATTTTAATAAATAAGTAATAGAAAAACCAAGGTCCTTTAGGGGTTATTTTAAATGGCTAATTCGTTAAACGAGAAATTTGAGGATTTCGTATCAAAAAATGTTGATACGGATACCGTTACAGAAATGAACAATGCTGTAACCGCAGGTGCAGCTCCAGCAGAAGGTACAAATCTTCCTAATGCTTCAGGTGCTGAAGTTGCGGTTGCTAATGTAGAACCAATGGCTGCCGGTTCTTCAGAAGGTCACTCAGGCAAGTTTGAAAACTCTGGCGCTAAAGCTGCTGCCGCTGTTAAGAAGTCTAAGACTGCAGTTAACTCGGGTGAAGGTAAGCAAGATCCTATGCCTAAATTAGAAGGTGGTAAGGATATGTCTGGCAAGAGTGCCAGTCGTGGTGGCGGGGACGCAATGCCTAAATTGAGCAAGGAAGAACTTGATGTTAGTGCTGACATCAATGCACTCGTTAATGGCGAGGAACTTTCTGAAGAGTTCAAAGAAAAGGCAACAACAATCTTCACTGCTGCTGTTTCTTCTAGAATTGATGAAGAAACAACACGTTTAGAAGAACACTATGCTGCTCAGTTAAATGAGCAAATTGATGTGATCAAGGAAGAAATGTCCTCCAAGGTAGATTCTTTCTTGAACTATATTGTAGAACAATGGATTAATGATAACAAGTTGGCAATCAACGAAGGTATTCGCACCGAGATTGCTGAGTCCTTTATGACGGCTCTGAAGGGAGTGTTCAATGAACATTACATGGACATCCCAGAAGAGAAGTATGATATGGTTGAGGGGATGAGCGAAAAACTAGATGAAATGGAGACAAAACTCAACGAACAAATTGACAAAAATATTGACTTAAATACATCTCTTGGTGAATTCGTCAAGGAATCTATCATTGCCGAAGTATCCCAAGGTCTCGCTGATACTCAGAAAGAGAAACTATCCTCACTTGCTGAGGGCGTAGAGTTCACTTCTGAAGAAGCATTCAGAGAGAAAGTTGAGACTATTAAGGAAAATTATTTCCCTAAAGCTCAAATTAATGAGAGCGTAGAAGCATCTGAGCCCGTTGTTGAGAAGGAAGTTCCTGCTCATATGGCTTCTTATGTTAATGCAATCGCTCGTTATACTAAGTGATTTAAATTATAAATAAATTATAGTTCACAAACCTTAAATTTTTTCCAAGGAGCACCTAATGTTCAATACCGAACAACTCCAGGAGAAGTGGGCACCTGTTCTGTCTCATGGCGATCTCCCCGAGATCAAAGATAGTTACAAGAAAGCCGTCACTTCCGTCCTGCTTGAAAACCAAGAAAAATTCCTCCGTGAGGAGAGAATGTTGACCGAGTCGCCTACAAACGCCGGTCCTATTAATTCCGCTACAACCGGATCCGGCGCTGTCGCTGGTTTTGACCCCGTTCTGATCTCATTGATCAGACGTTCAATGCCTAACCTGATCGCCTATGATATCTGTGGCGTTCAACCAATGAACGGTCCTACTGGACTGATCTTCGCAATGCGCTCACGTTACGAGTCACAGACTGGTACTGAGACATTCTTCAACGAAGTCAACCAGGCATGGTCTGGTACTGGTTATAACTCCACCAACTCTGCTGGTGGTACTGCACAAACCGGAACTAACCCTGCCGTTCTTAACGACAGTGGTACTTACGATTCTGCTGGTGCAATGGCAACCACAAGTGCTGAAGCACTTGGTGAAGCAGCAGCTGCTGTATTCCCTGAGATGGCATTCAGCATTGAGAAGATCGCCGTTACTGCTAAGTCACGCGCCCTGAAAGCTGAGTACAGCTTGGAACTGGCACAAGACCTTAAGGCAATCCACGGTCTTGACGCTGAGACTGAACTTGCTAACATCCTTTCTGCTGAGATCCTTACGGAAATCAACAGAGAAGTCGTTCGCACAGTCTTCCGTTCCGCTAAAGCCGGTGCTCAACAGAACACTGCTTCCCAAGGTACTTTTGACCTTGACGTTGATTCCAACGGCAGATGGTCAGTTGAGAAGTTCAAAGGTCTCCTCTTCCAGATTGAGCGTGAAATGAACGCCATCGCGAAAGAGACTCGTAGAGGAAAGGGCAACATGCTCATCTGTTCTTCAGATGTTGCTTCTGCTCTGTCAATGGCTGGAGTCCTTGACTACAACCCTGCACTGAATACTGGTCTTAATGTTGATGACACCGGCAGCACCTTCGTTGGTACGCTGAACGGACGCATCCGCGTTTACATTGATCCTTATTCGGCACTGCCTACTGAGGGCGCTAACGCTGCTCAGTTCTTCATTGCTGGTTATAAGGGTACTTCACCTTATGATGCTGGTATGTTCTATTGCCCATACGTTCCTCTTCAGATGGTTCGTGCAATTGGTCCTGACACCTTCCAGCCCAAAATCGGATTTAAGACACGCTACGGCATGGTTCTTAATCCATTCGCTAAGGGTGACACTGCTCTTTCCGATTCTGATCCAGTTGCCTCAGGCAACCTCAGCACCAACGTCTACTACAGACGTGTGCGTGTTACCAACCTCATGTGATATAACCCCACACAGGTTCACACAGACCCCTCTAAGGGGTCTTTTTTTATGCTTAGGTATAAACTAGTAGGCATAAATTTTTATTTCTGGATTGTGCTGAAATGAACATTTTTATATACATACTAATAGAATTGTTAGGTAACACATGACCCCTCATTTTTGATCATGATGATTAGAAAATTTATGGAGGTAGAGTATGCATAATTTATTGTCTAGAGGTCAACTATCTGAATGGAAAAATTTTGAACGATCATTAGAGCAAGCGGAGATAGAACATCAAAAGTTAAATGATTACTATGAATGTTTAATTGAATGCGATTCATTGAATCAAAATCAATGTAAACGTGTATGTAAAGTAATTCTAAACTAAAAACTTATAGACCCCCTAGGGGGGTCTTTTTTTATCTAAATATTTAAAAAGTATATTAGATATGGCAACTGGAAATTGGTTAGAAGATCAAATTAGTAATCTCAACTATCTTGCCCCACAGGGATTTAAAATATCAATTTTGAAATTTCCTAAGGTGGCATTTTTATGCCAATCAGTAGATATTCCCGGCATCAGAATTACTGACATTACTATCCCCACTCCATTTAGAGATTATTCAGTTGCTGGTACTGAAACTGAATATGAAGATCTTACAATTAAATTTTTGATTGATGAAGATATGTCAAACTATGCCACTATTCATAAGTGGTTAGCTAAAACTGGTTTAGCTGAAGGGTACGATACCGATAAAGATCCTATTGAAGGACAGATTATATTAGAAATTTTAAGTAGTAATTTTAATTCAAACATTCAAGTTGAATATGATAATGCTTTTCCTGTTTCTTTAACTCCTGTAGTATTTGATGCTACCGACACTAATGTAAATTATCTTACCGCGACTGCCACTTTTAAATATACCATATATAGAATTAAGCACGATGGAAATGTGATTAGTTAATGACCTTTGAAGAAATTCAGGCGATGTGGGAACAGGATTCAAAAATTGATCCTGTTGAACTTGATACCGCTGCACTTAGTATTCCCACATTACATGCAAAATATTTAAATTTTTTTTCAGACTACAAATTCAAAAAGAAATTATCAGTACTGGACCTCAAACAACTTAACAGACGCAAGTTTGAATACTATGCGGGAAGAGGATCTGAGGAAGATTACAAAGAAGAACCGTTTGATCTGAAAGTACTCAAGTCAGATCTACCAATGTACATTGAATCTGATTCTCAAGTCAAAGACTTGCAGATGAAAATTGATATGTACGACATCATCATTGAATACCTTGAGAGTGTAATCAGGATGATTAATAATCGGTCCTTTCAAATAAAAAATGCTATTGAGTGGAAATCATTTATTGAAGGAATTAGGTAATGTCTGACATTGTTATCAGGAAAAGAAACGAAGTATACTTAGAACTTGAATGTGAAGCACACATAAGCATGGAGTTATCAGAGTACTTTACATTTGAAGTACCCGATGCAAAGTTTATGCCCCAGTATAAGAAAAAATATTGGGACGGTAAAATTAGATTGTTCTCTCCTGGCAATGGTCAACTTTATATTGGGTTATTACATTATTTGATAGAGTGGGCAGAGGAACGAAGATATACTTATTCATATGAAAATAATGAATATTACGGTAAGGTTACAGAAAGAGATCCGTATATTTTGCCAGAGACTGTAAAAGAATATTTGGATTACCTTACTGAAGGTACAGAGATTAAACCCAGAGACTATCAATATAATGCTGTATTTAAAGCATTAAAAATGTACAGAAAAATTATTCTTTCTCCTACAGGGTCAGGCAAATCTTTCATGATATATTCTTTGGTTAGATATTTTACTGCTGCTAATCTCAAGACATTAATTATTGTTCCAAGCATTTCACTGGTAACACAATTATTCAATGACTTTGAAGATTATGGATGGAACCCAGAGGAGTATTGTCATAAAGTATATCAGGGAGAAGCAAAAGTATCTGACGCTCCAGTAGTCATCACAACATGGCAGTCTATCTACAAACTACCCAAAAAGTATTTTGATTCATATACTGCTGTGATCGGAGACGAGTGCCATACGTTTAAGGCAAAGTCTTTGACAAGTATTATGACAAAACTCCATGAAGCAAAATATCGTATCGGATTCACAGGTACACTGGACGGAACGAAAACTCACCGTCTGGTTTTGGAAGGTCTGTTTGGATTATCTGATCGGGTTACTAGTACTGCTGATCTTATGAAGCGTGATCAGTTAGCACAACTCAAGATTAAAATTCTTGCACTTAAACATGAATCGTGTAAGTTCGCGACATACCAAGATGAAATGGAATACATTGTAACGCATGATAAGCGTAATGTATTCATAAAAAATCTTATTCGTGATCTAACTGGCAACACATTAGTCCTTTTTAATTATGTAGAGAAACACGGGGAACCACTTTTTGAAATGATAAATAATAGTATCGGTGATACTAATAAGGTATTTTTCGTCCATGGTGGAGTGGAAGGATCAGAAAGAGAAAAAATTAGAAAGTTAGCAGAGGTAAATGATAACTGCGTTATCATTGCTTCCTACGGAACCTTTTCCACAGGTATCAACATTAAAAATCTCCATAATATTATCTTTGCTTCTCCCAGTAAATCAAGGATTAGGAACCTTCAATCTATTGGAAGAGTTCTTCGCAAAGGAGATAATAAAGCACAAGCAGTTCTTTATGATATCGCTGATGATTTTTCTAAAGGCAGTTACATTAACTATACTCTCAATCACCTTAAAGAAAGAATCAAAATTTATAATGAAGAACAATTTAATTATGAAATTATCCCAGTAAACATTAAAAAATGAATGATAAATTCTTCGCATCAATTAAGTTGATGACTGGAGAAGAAATTGTCGCTCTTGTTGAAATTCATGATGAAGGTCTAATAGTCAGCAATCCATTGGTGTTAGAAGATATGAGTATACTAGAAGACATTATTGAAGACTCAGGATCATCAGGTTTAAGATTATCAAAATGGATTAAATCAACAACAGACAACTTCTTTTTCATTAAAGACTCACAGATAGTAACAATCAACGAACTTATAGAACCCGGACTTACTCATTATAAAAGAGCAGTTAAAAAAATTAATAGTTCTGAGGAAGAACATCTTGAAAGACAAATAAGAAGATCTCGGGGAAAAAAATATAACGGATACCGGGCGTCAACAGAACATGCTAGAATATTATTTGAAGATCTATTCAAGAAGTATTAAAGCTACTCTCTCTCTTGAACCCTTACAGAGTTATTCTACACATGGAACCCCATGTTGTCAAGCTCTAAAACTATGGTATAATATAAGTACGAATTATCCTAGGAAGATGAACCAAAATGAGACTCAAAAAGAAACCTGAACATTATGTAGATAATAAAGAGTTCTTAGCAGCACTGTCTGCCTATAAGCACAAAGTACAGGATGCCTTGGCAGAGGAAACACAACGCCCTAGGATTCCTAATTATATTGGAGAGTGTTTCCTTAAGATTGCTACTCACTTGTCCTACCGTCCTAACTTCATAAACTATCCTTTTCGTGAGGATATGATTAGTGATGGTATTGAGAACTGCGTTCAGTACATTGATAACTTTGATCCTGATCGTGGCAATCCATTTGCATATTTTACTCAGATTATTTACTACGCATTCTTGAGAAGAATCCAAAAAGAAAAGAAGCAACTAGAAATTAAAAGCAAAATTCTTGAGCGTTCTGGATACGATGAAGTCCTCTATGCTGATAAGAATGATCTAAACTTCTCCGCTTCCGAATATAATAGTATCAAACAAAACATAGAACAAAAAAATAGAAAATGAAAGTCGCCCTGATTACTGATACACATTATGGTTTTAAGAAAGGCAATCAGGACTACCACGATTATTTCTTGAAGTTCTATAACGATATCTTCTTCCCAACTCTTAAGAAGAAAAAAATCAAGCATGTTATCCACTTGGGTGATGTGTTTGATATTCGTCGTAATATTGATTTTTGGAGTCTTGATTGGGCACGAAAAAATATCTTTAATCCTTTACAGGATATAGGTGTTACCGTTGATATGATGGTTGGTAATCACGATTCATTTTATAAAAACACTCTGGAAATTAATTCTCTTGAGTGTTTATTGCAAGAGTATAGTAATCTTCGTGTCTATACTGAACCTTCAGAAGTTACTGTTGGTGGTCGTAAATTAATCTATCTTCCTTGGATTTGTGAACAAAACGAAAACCAAACAGTAAACCTTCTGCAGGAAACTGATTCTCAAGTTATATTAGGGCACCTGGAGATGGAAGGATTTAAAACTAATCCTACCTATGTTGCTAATCATGGTAGACAGATTTCTGAGTTTTCTAAGTTTGAGATGGTAATGTCAGGTCATTATCATACGAGGAGTAAGAAAGGAAACTTCCAATATATTGGTAATCCCTATCAGATGTACTGGAATGATTATGCTGATGAACGTGGATTTAATATTTTTGATACTGAAACTTTAAAGTTACAGCATATTAAAAATCCTTACGAAATGTTTCATAAAATATTTTATGATGATACTAAAAATGAATATTATGACTTAGATGTTGAAAAGTATAAAGATACTGTAGTAAAAGTTGTTGTAGAAAATAAAACAGATTACACTGCGTTTGATTATCTTATCAATTCTTTGCAGGATGTTACATTAGATCTTAAGATTATTGAAGACTTTTCTACAGAAGTTGATGATGATGTTGACGTGGATTTAGAACATGAAGATACCTTAACTATTTTAGAAAAATATATTGAAGAACTTAATACGAATTTGGATAGCGGTAAATTGAAAGAGATTATGAAGTCTCTTTACGTGGAGGCACTAGAGGTGGTATAATGTACATACTATGCTTAGAAGGCAAAGAAAACGAAGGAGCATATGCTCTTGAAGATAAAAAAGGTCAAAGAGTCTTATTATTATTTGACGAACCGGAGGATGCTGAAAGATTTAGAGGACTCCTTGAGGCAGATGATTTCCCTTCTATGTCTATAGTTGAGGTTGATTCATCAACAATGATTGAAATGTGTGAGAAATCAAAGTATAATTATACAGTAGTTTCTCCTAACGAACTTATAATCCCACCGTCACATCATGATTACATATGATTATCTTTGAAACCATTCGTTATAAAAATTTCTTATCTAGCGGTAATAACTTCACGGAAATAAAACTCAATACACATGGCAGCAATGTAATTATTGGTAGTAATGGTGCCGGTAAAAGCACTGTGTTAGACGCTCTTACCTTTGTATTGTTTAACAAACCATTCCGTAAGATTAATAAACCTCAACTTGTAAACACTATCAATGGTAAAGATTGTTGTGTTGAAGTTGAGTTTTCAATTGCTAAGAAATCTTATAAAATTATCCGTGGCATGAAACCTAATCTTTTTGAGGTTTATGTCAATGATGAAATGCTAAATCAAGATGCTGCTGCAGCAGATCAACAGAAGTTCCTAGAACAAACAATCCTCAAATTAAACTATAAGTCATTTACACAGATTGTTGTTCTGGGATCTTCTACATTTGTTCCATTTATGCAGTTGCCATTGGCATCCCGTCGCGATATCATTGAAGATCTCCTGGATATCCAGGTATTCTCTACAATGAATACTAATCTTAAAGATCGCATGAAGCAATTAAACGATGCTATTCGCTTCACGGATAAAGATTTTGATATAGTAAAACATCGTATTGAGTCACAAGAAGATCTTATCAAACAACTTGAGACGCAAAGTGATAAGTTAGTCTCTAATAAGAAAGATAAAATTTCTACCTTTATTAATCAAAGTGAAGAAATTGGGGAGGAAAATATATTCCAAGAAAATTATATTAAAGGTAGAATGAGCGACTTGGTTGATGGTGATAAACTAACTAAGAAGTATGATAACTTAAAAGAGTTTAAAGTTAAATTCAAAACAAAATTATCTAATTTAAATAAAGAACTTTTATTCTACAACAACAATGATGTTTGTCCAACATGCAAACAAAATTTAGATGGAGAATTTAAAGAAAAGAAGATAGATAAAAATAAAAAATCTATTTCTGAAACGGAAAAAGCGTGGAGTGTTCTTGACGAACAAATCATTGATGTTAGGGATCAAATCTCTAACTTTACAAATGTATCAAATGATATTCAAAGTAAATATTCAATCATTGATAAAAATAATGGAATTATAAATCATATCAATCGTCAGATCAGAGACCTTGAAAGTGAGATTAAATCTATTAATGATAGTAAGAATAATTCTAGTAAAGAACAGGACCAGTTGAGAGAACTGCAAGAGCAGAAAGTAGAGTATGAGCAAGTCTTGTTCGTACATAAGGAGAACAAAGATTACTACAGTGTTGCTGCTAACCTGCTGAAGGACACGGGTATCAAGACCAGGATCATCAAACGATACCTGCCGGTGATGAACAAACTCATCAACCAGTACCTACAGCAGATGGATTTCTTTGTGAACTTCACACTCAGTGAGAGTTTTGAAGAGACTATCAAGTCTCGTTATAGAGACGACTTTAGTTACGCATCGTTCTCGGAGGGAGAGAAGTCTCGCATTGACATCGCTCTTATGCTAACATGGAGGTCAGTTGCCAAACTCAAGAACAGCGTAGACACCAACCTCCTCATCCTTGATGAGATCTTTGACAGTTCACTTGACAGCAGTGGCACTGATGAGTTATCATATATCTTGAGGAACTTTACTAAGGATCTTAATCTGTTTATTATCTCGCACCGAGAGCATATGGTTGAGAAATTTGACCGTGTTCTCAAATTTGACAAAGTGAAAAATTTTAGTAAAATGGAGGAAATGACTAATGGAGATTAATTATGAAATACAATGAAGATGCGCTTCTCAAAGAGTTGCGCGATTATATCTCAGGAACCTATGGACAACATTATTCTGCTGGTAACGACAGTATTCAAACGTTAGATCTTATTGAATCATGTGGAGACGCTGAGGCATTCTGCCGCAGCAACATCCTAAAGTATGCTTCACGCTATGATCGTAAGGGCACTGCCCGTCGTGATATCATTAAGATCCTTCACTACGCATTGCTGCTGCTCCACTTCTCTGACAAAACCAACATTACTGAAGAATACCCTAACCGATGACCATGAAACTGTCTGAAAATACTTTTAAAGTTCTCAAAAATTTTTCTGGTATTAACCAATCCATCTCTGTTAAATCTGGTAATACTCTTCGTACTATCTCTATTGCAGAAAATATTCTTGCAGAAGCAAGGGTTGAGGAATCTTTTCCTCAAAATTTTTCCATCTATGATCTCAATGAGTTCCTTGGTGGCATGTCGCTGATGCGTGGTGCCGACATGGAGTTTGGTAGTGATCATTATGTGAAGATTAAAACTAATCGTTCCGCTATCAAATATTTTTTTGCTGACTCACACGTCATCAAACAAGCACCTGATAAAGAAATTGTAATTCCTTCTGAGGATGTCCATTTCACATTGACTGAACAAGACCTACAGAGTCTGACTCGTGCTGCTGCTGTCTATCAACTTCCAGATTTTTCTGTGATTGGTGATGGCAATGAGATTAGTATTGTAGTTCGTGATAAAGAGAATGTCACTTCCAATACTTTCTCTATTAGTGTGGGCACAACCTCTGATGAATTTGTTCTCAATATGAAGGTTGAAAACATCAAGATCCTGAACGGTGATTATGATGTTACAATGTCTAAGCGTTACATCAGTCGTTGGGTTAATAAGGGCATCTCTGTTACTTATTGGATTGCACTTGAACCTGACACTAACTAAAACTTTTTTATATTATGAACGATCAGTATCTTTGGGTTGAGAAGTATCGTCCTCAAACAATTGACGAGTGTATTCTACCTGACAACATCAAACGCGATCTTAAACAACAGGTTGCTGCTGGTGAGTTGAATAACCTTCTTCTCACTGGTCCTCCTGGTGTTGGTAAAACTACAGCAGCAAAGGCACTCTGTGCCGAACTTGGACTATCTTATATTATAATTAATGGATCTGACGAAGGACGCTTTCTGGATACGGTACGGAACCAAGCAAAAACTTTTGCAACGACCGTATCACTTCAAGGAAGTAAGCACAAGGTCATCATTATTGATGAAGCAGATAACACAGGGAACGATGTACAACTCCTCTTACGGAGTTCTATTGAGGCGTATCATAGCAACTGCCGATTCATCTTCACCTGCAACTACAAAAACAAAATCATTGACCCCATCCAATCAAGATGTTCAGTCATTGACTTTACCTACAAAGGAAAAGAAAAGGCAGCTGTTGCGGGGCAATTCTTCAACCGTGTCAGGACTATACTTGAGGGTGAAAATGTTAAATACGATCCTAAAGTTGTTGCCGAATTAATTCAAAGTCACTTCCCTGATTGGCGTCGTGTTCTTAATCAACTTCAGAAGTATGGTAATACTGGTAGTATTGATACCGGTATCCTTGCTGAGATTACTGACTTTAATCTTAAAGGTCTTACAAATGCTCTGAAAGCAAAAGAGTTTCCAACTGTTCGTAAGTGGGTAGTTGCTAATTTGGATAACGATTTTAATATGGTTAGTCATCGTATCTACGAAGCAATGTATGATGTTCTAGTTCCTTCTACTATTCCTATGGCAGTCTTAGTGATTGCTAAGTATCAGTATCAAGCAGCGTTTGCTGCTGATCAGGAGATTAATCTTCTGGCATGTCTAACTGAAATTATGATGGAGTGTCAATTTAAATGAGTTTTAAGTCCTATCAGCGTAGAGCAGAACGTGTCCCCGATGATAATCTTTCACCAAAACAAATGCGTCGTAGAAAATACGACAGGCATAGGACAGATAGTAATAGAGATTTTGTTCGCAGTGAAATGCAGAAACGATGTAGTTGTGAATTTTGTGGTTTAGTAGACTCTTTGGAACTTTATGAATGGCATCATATTGATGATACTGATGCCAATAAGGTTGCCATATCACAAATGGTGACGCGAGATAAACAAACACGTATTGAAGAGGAAATGGATAAATGTGTTATGTTATGTCCTAACTGCCACACTAAATATCATCAGGATCTACTCTGTATGATTGATCATAAGTATCGTCCAGATCTGATTCCTTTTACTCATGTTTATGGGAGATACTATACAGAGTTGGAATCTCCTCAGACCAAGAAAACATTATTAAATCCTTTAAAACTACTTTTTGAAAATGCTTGTTAAATTAATCCGACTCACCTCAGGTGAAGATGTGATCGCTGAAGTTGTAAATCAGACTGATGAATCTATAACCATTCAAAATGGTATTGTAGGTGTTCCGTCGTCTCAAGGCACACTTTCTTTTGTTGCGTGGTCACCCATGCTTAGTAAAACGGAAAAGGAAATTACAATCTCAAATAAGTTTGTGATCTATGTTGCTGAAGCAGCACAGGAGATTGTGGATCAATACACACAAATGTACTCACCTCTGGTAACTCCCGAGAAAAAGAAACTTATTCTCTGATGTCATATGAATACAGTTAAAAGTTTTCCAAACCAGCATTATTATGATGGTAAATTGACGGAGCAGGAGCAAGAAGATCTTACTATCGCAGTTAATAAAATTTGGGATAGTGAACATAAAATTCCTGTAAATGAACAACTTGCAGGACATATTGAAAGTGAGTTTGTTCTGACTTTTACTGCGAAGAAAATTATTCTTCCTAGAATTTATGAGGGTGTCACCAAAATTTGTGAGAGTGAAGGTCGTCCAGTTCATAAATGGCATTGTGACACTGCTTGGGTAAACTTTCAAAAAAAGTATGAGGTAAACCCTTGCCATATTCATTCTGGTAATTATAGTTTTGTGTTATGGTTGAACATACCTTTCAATTATGAAGACGAAACTAATAGAAAGGAAGTTGTAAAGTCTACTCAGTCACATCAGGCAAGTACATTTTGTGCAGCATATACTGATATCACAGGTAACATTAGACTTGAAAATTTCTTTTTAGATAAAAAAGATAATGGAAAATTTATTATCTTCCCTTCAAAGTTAGCACATTTTGTTTATCCGTTCTATACATCTGAAGATTATAGAATTTCTATTTCAGGAAACATTGATTAATTCTAAATGAACCAAACTTTGAAGTCTCTTAAGACTCCGCTTAGATACCCTGGTGGTAAGTCTCGCGCCACTAAGTATCTTATTCCACGTTTCCCTGATGGTATTGAAGAGTATCGGGAAACATTTTTAGGTGGTGGTAGTGTTGCCATCGCATTCACTAAAGAGAACCCAGACATTCCTGTGTGGGTGAACGATCTTTATGAACCATTATATAATTTTTGGAGAGTCCTTCAGGATGAAGGTGATAAACTTCATCTTCGTCTACAAGAAGTTAAATCCAGATATCCCAATGAGACATCTGCTCGTGAGTTATTCATTGAATCAAAGAAATTAGTAAACGATTATGATCAATCCAATTTATCTCGTGCTGTTAGTTTTTACGTTATTAACAAGTGCTCTTTTTCTGGTCTCACTGAGTCCTCATCCTTTAGCAGGCAGGCATCTGTCTCCAACTTCTCAATGCGAGGAATTGAGAAACTAAAAGGATACTCAGAAATA